CGATCTGGAACCAGCGCAACCCCGCCTGAACCCCGAACCCGCCGAACCCCTGGAGAACCCGAACCATGAACCAGCCCACCCGAACCCGAACCGCCCCCGCCGAGGTTCGCGAACCTTCCGCCCGGCCCGCGCCGGCGCCGGTTCGCGAACCCCTCCCCGGAGGGAGGTTCGCGGTTCGGGTACCGCCCGGCCCGGTTCCGGCCGCCCCGTCCTGGAGCGAGCGGCTGCTGCCCCGCCCGGTTCGCGAACTCCTCGCCGACCTCGGCTGGTGGACCAACCCCACCCCCCAGCCCCCCTCCCGGCACCTGCTCCAGGTCCGCGACACCCTCACCCGCTACGGCTGGTGCCAGACCGCGGACCTCTCCCCCACCGGCCGGATGTGCATCCGCGGCGCCCAGCACCTGCTGGAACGCACCGGCCACGTCACCCCCACCGCCCGGACCCGGGCGGTCGGCTACCTCGAGCAGGTGCTCCGCACCGACGGGGTCCAGATGTCCTTTTTCGCCTGGAACGACCTGCCCGACAACACCCCCGACACCGTGATCCGCGTCCTGGACCAGGCCGCGAACCTCGCCGCCCGAAACGGAGACTGACCCGCCATGACCAGCCCCTACCACGACTTCAACGACGACGACATCGCCGCCCGCTTCGACGGCATCGCCCAAAGCCTCACCCCCGACCCCGCCCCCTACGAAAACCCGCAGGTCACGGCCGCCTCGCCCGGCCTGACCCGGCGCGGGAAGGCCGCCCTGGCCACCGGCGCGGCCCTCCTGATCGGCGGCGGCGCCCTCGCCTGGTCCTCCTACGCCGCCTCCCAGGCCCAGGCCGAGGTCAAGGCCGCCGAACTCGCCCTGCAGAGCGAGCGGCTGGAGCTGGAGCGCATCCAGGCCCTGAAGGACGCCAACGCCCCCACCGCGTCCCGGCGCAGCAAGGACTTCGACCGCTGCGTCGACAAGGCCCTCGCCACCAAGAGCGCCTACACCAGCGCCGCCGAGGTCATCGAGCAGTGCAACGCCGCCTTCCCCCCGCAGACGTCCCTGGACACCCAGCCCGTGGTCTCCCGGGACGATCCCGCCCAGGAGGGCGGGATCGGCACCGACGGCCTGCTGGTGGCGCTGGCCGCCGGGGGCGCCGGGGCTCTTCTCCTGGCCCGCAAGGCCAAGCACAGCCAGTGACGGAAAGTGACCTACCCACCTACTTCCCCGCCGGGAAGAACCCCCGCCCGCCCCGCGAAGAGGCAGGCCACGGGGTGTTCCCCGCTCGGTGAGTAGGTGGGTAGGTAACTACGGACAGTGAGGATCGATGGCGGACAACACCCCTCCGACACCCCCGGGCACCCCCCCGACGGCCCCCGGGAACACCGCCGGCACCACCCCTGCGGCGGCACCCCAGACCGGGCAGACCGGGCTCCTGGCGTCCGCGCTGACCCCCGTGGCGCCCGCCCGCCCCATCGCGACCAGCGCCGCGCACCACGGCAGCACCGCCCCCCTGGCCACCTCCGCCGACACGACCGGCCGGGCCGGCGGGGAGTCCATCCCCCGCGCCCTCCTGCTGGCCCTGGTGGAGCGCTGGCGGGCCCGCCCCGCCCTCGCCCAGAAGAAGCTCGAGGTGGAGAAGGAGAAGGCCCGGGGCCTGCAGGTCAAGGAAAACCGCAGCACCCAGGCCACCACCCAGTCGATCAGCAAGAACGAACGTCGCAGCGACGGCCGGACCGAGGCCCGCAGCCTGGGAGAGCACAAGAACCACCGGCAGGACCAGCACAAGAGCGACGGCAGGAACCACCGCGACACCCGGTCGGCCGGCACCACCTCCCGGCAGGACCGCAACGACCACAAGAACGAGCGCCGCCACGACGGCAAGAACCACCACACCCGGGACCACAAGGGCAGCGACACCGGCGAGCACCGCCGCCGCTCCGACCGCAAGGAAGACCGGAAGGACCACCGCCAGGCCGACACCAAGAGCCACCGGGGACACGACCGGAAGGAACCGGGCCGGGGGAACGCCACCGACCACCGCACCGGCGACCGGAGCGACCACCGCAAGACCGACACCAGGGCCGGCGGCCAGGACGGCCGCACCCCGAACTGGCACCCGTCCCGCGGCGTCCTCGGCGGCCTCTTCAAACGCAAGGGCGACCACGGCAAGACCAGCGCGCAGGCAGTCCGGGACACGGTCTCCAACGGCCCGGCCCACACCGGCCGGCACGGCCCGGGAGACCAGCCGGACCGCTCAAAGAAGCCCGACCCGAAGAGCCCGAAGGAGCCGCACCGGACCTCCGGACCGGACCGGAAGGACCAGCCCCGGACCAAGCCCGCCCGCGAGGCCGGCTACCGCGACGGCCACCGCGCCGGAGTCGTCGTCCAGCACGCCAAGGCATACCGCGACGGCGTCCGGGACGGCTGGACGGACGCCGCCGCGCAGGGCGCCCGGGAGAAGCAGGCCCTGGACACCGCCCGCGCCCGCCGCCAGAAGGCCCTCACCACACAGCAGAAGCAGAAGCAGAAGCAGGAGCAGCCCGTGCCGCCCACCACCCAGGCAGCCGCCCCGGCCACCACCGACACCGCCCAGCCCATCCAGGTCACGGGCGTCGACAAGGACGGCGTCACCCTCGGCGCCGGCGCGGACCGGCCCTACCTCACCCGCGGCGAGGTCCGCACCATGAAGCAGTTCGAGCGGCGCCTGGCCGCCCGCGCCGCCCAACTGGCCACGGCCGCCGAGCGGACCCGGGGCCTGAAGGCCCACGCCGATGCCCAGGCCCAGCGCGCCCAGACCCTCGCCGACCTCACCCGCCGCGTCAAGGGCGGCGCCAGCCTGCTGCCCGTCCTGGACCGCCTGGCCGAGGCCGCCCAGCAGCAGGCCGCCAAGGCCGGCGAGATCCACACCCGCGCGCTGCGCGCCGCCGAGAAGGCCAAGGCCGTGGCCGCGAACGTGCAGCGCCGCGACGGGCTGATCTACCAGGCCGTCATGGACTCGCCCGAGACCGAACCCGCCGAGCTGGACTTCTACAAGGGGAACTGATGGCCGCCGACATCACCTACCAGCAGCTCCAGCGCGACATCCAGGCCCTGGCCAAGGACGTCCGCAAGGACGCCGAGGCCATCCAGACCGAGGCCGCCGCCCTCGCCACGGCCGCCCAGGACACCGCCCGGGTCGCCGACCAGATCGCCGCCCTGCACGTGGCCCCGGCCACCGTCGCCGAAACCCAGGATCTGTCCCGCGAGATGACCGGCGTCACCGCCGCCGCCCGCGGCTACGCCTCGGCCGCCGACACCACCGCCCGGCACGCCGAGGCCGCCGAGCAGCAGACCCGCGCCACCCACGGCGGCATCAACGAGGCCGTGGCCCGCTCCCCGGAACACGCCGGGAACCCCGTCTGGTACCGGCTGGACTAGCCACCCCGCGCAGAGGGCCAGGGAAGCACCCCCTGGCCCTCCGGTTCTGCGCATCCCGTCACGAACACGAGAACCCCCGGAGGATCCCATGTCCGACACCACCCACACCACGCCGGCCGCCCACGGCGTCTCCACCACCGAGACCGCCGTGGCCGTCGCCACCCTCGCCGCCCCCGTCGCCGCCGGAGTCCTCGGCCCCCTCCTGGACCCGCAGGCGGCCTTCTTCGCCGGCGGCCTCACCGCCGCCTGGGCCACCACCACCGCCACCGCCTACACCGGCGCCCTCCCCCAGCAGGCGCTCGACGCCCTCCCCGGCGGCGACATCCTCAAGGCCCACAGCGCCCCCATGCTCGTCTCCTCCCTGGCCTCCGGCATCGCCCTCGCCGCCGGCGCGCTCGGCGGCCCGGCCGCCACCGACGCCCTCATGGCCGGCCTCCTCACCCCCGCCTCCGTCCCCGGCATCGTCTCCCTGGGCTGGTGGGCCATGACCGGCCTGGTCGGCATGAAGCTCCGCCGTATCCTGCGCCCGCCCAAGCCCGGCGCACAGAGCCCCGCTGCCCCGGACGCCCCCGCCGCGCCCGTACCCAACGCCATCTGCACCGTGTGGGCCCGCTACATCTCCAGCCCCGACGGCACCCACCCCGGCCAGGAACTCCACCTGTACAAGAGCACCCCCGAGCAGTGGTCCGGCACCATCCAGGCCCCCGCCGGAAAGGCCGCCACCGTCACCCGCGAAACCGTCTCCAGCGTCTACCGCGTCCCCCTCGACCAAGTCGTCATCGAGCCCGGCGAAAGCGCCGGAGAACAGCGCATCGAAGTCCACCTCACGGCCCTCACCCCCCTGGACGACGCCACCCTGGCCGGCCTGTGGGCCAAGCGCATCGCCCGCAAGGGCGGACTCCTGCCCGACACCCACCTGGAGGAGATCCAGCCCGACCCCGCCACCGGCGGCGAGGTCGCCTGGGTCGTCGCCGACGAGGACCGCGACTCCCTCCCCGCCCAGGTCGACCGCCGCGACCTCGCCGGCGCCCTGCGCACCAACGCCCTGCTGATCTCCTACGAACCCAGCCGCCGCGACCCCCGCCGCGCCGTGATCCGCCGCATGGACCACAACCCCCTGGAGAAGGGCACCCCGTTCACCGGCCCCGACATGCTCAAGCCCACCAAGGGCGGCTACTTCCAGATCGGCACCGCGGTCTCCGGCCGCCCGGTCCGCGCCCAACTCTTCGACCCCAAGCTCGGCGCAAGGCACCTCATCGTCACCGGCGTCACCGGCGCCGGCAAAGGCGGCGTCCTGCAACTCCTGGCCCTGGCCGCCCACCTGGACGGCGCCGCCATCCTCTACGGCGACCCCAAGGGATCCTCCAACCCCGTCATCGAGGACATGGCCGCCCACTCCGGCCTGGGCGAAGAAGGCGCCATGGGCACCCTGCTCATCGCCAAGGCCCTCCTCAACCACCGCATCACCGAGACCGCCCGGCTGAAGCAGAAGAACTTCGACCGCACGCGAATGCCCCACGTGGTGCTGATCCTCGACGAGTCGTCCAGCCTGCTGGGCGAGAACGCCAAGTTCGCCCCCCTCGCCGTCCCCATCATGGAAGAACTCACCCGACTGGGCCGCTCCATGGGCATCTCCGTCGTCCTCGCCGACCAGCTCCTCCAGCTCGCCCGGCTCGGCTCCTCCGCGGTCCGCGACAACATCGTCGGCAACGGCGGCCTGATCCTGCTCCGCGCCGACTCCAGCCAGCGGAACCTCATCGACCTGCCCCCCGGCCTGGAGGGCTGCAACCCCGCCGACATCCCCGCCACCTGGAGCGCCGACGACGAACACCTCGTCTACGACGGAACCGTGGAGATCGGCGACCCCGAGACCACTTTCGGCCTGGGCTATTTCGCCACCACCGACGCCGTGGCGGCCATGGCCCGCGCGCTCATCCTGGAGGACGCCTCCCCCTACATCGACCCCACCCGGGTCGTGGTCCCGTGGGACTGGCCCCAGTGGGAGCAGCGGCACGACATCGCCGAGCAGCCGACCGCCACGGAAGCCGCCCCGGCGCCGAACAGCAACAGCGGCACTCTGGACGGCTTCCTGGCAGCCCCCCAGGCTGCTCCCGCCACGGCCGAGGACAAGATCCTGCGCGCCCTGGAGGAGTGCGACCCGCTGGAGCTGCCCATGCCCGTGGCCGCGCTGATGGCCGCCACCGGCCTGGCCGAGTCCACCGTGCAGAACAAGGCCGGCGCCCTGGTCAAGGCCGGGAAGATCCTCCGCCCCCGGAAGGGCCACTACGCCCCGCTCGACTACACCGGCGAGACAGCAGAGGAGGAGTGACCCGGAAGACCAGTGAACGGCCCCGCCCACCCGGGCGGGGCCGCGGTGTACCGAATCCGCCCCACCCCGCACCGCTTAGACCGGACACTGAGAACCCACCACCTGAAGGAGGCCCCGACCACCGTGGCCAGCCCGTCCCGCCGCCGCACCCCCCGGCCTGCGCGCCGCACCGCAGGCGTCCCCCGGCAACGCCCCACCCCCCGCCCCACCCGGAAGACCAGGGAACCGCTGCTCATCCCGACCAGCCTCCGCAACGCCGCCTCCTACCTCCACGGCTGGGCCTGGATCGCCGCCGGCGTCACCGCCGGCACCATCCTCATCCTCTGGACCGAGTACGTCATCGCCGCCTGCGTCGCCGCGCTGATCGCCGCCTCCTGGTGGGACCGGCACCACGCCCCGTTACGCCCCCGCACCCCCGCCGCGGGCGGCCTCGCCCAGTACCGGGCCATGGCCCCCACCGCGTTCGAGGACGCCATCGCCGCCCTCGCCCGCCGCTCACCCGACGTCGCCCGCGCCACCCGCGCCGGCGGCTCCAACGACCGCGCCCTCGACGTCCTCGTCCAGCTCCGCGACGGCCGCCGCATCCTCATCCAGTGCAAGCGCTACACCGGCAACGTCGGCGCCCCCGCCCTGTACCAGGTCAACGGCACCTACCGGTCCACCCACCGCTGCCAGATGGCCGTCGTCGTCACCACCGCCGGATTCACCCGATCCGCACTGGAATGGAACGCCTCCCTGCCCCGCGCCGAACGCCTCCGCCTGGTCGACGGGCCCGCCCTCATGGCCTGGGCCCGGGGCGGACCACCCCCCTGGGCATGAACCCACCGGCACCCTCGAGGGCCCCGACCGCACCCGCGGCGGGGCCCTCGCCCCGTCCCGCCTACGTTCCGCCCACGGACACGCTGGTGAGCCATCACCTGGGAACGTTCCTACCTGCCCCGGGGGAACACCTCGGTAGCGCCCGACCCTCGCATCCGCCACGATCAACGAGCACGGCCCGGAACCGAGTCTTGGTCGTCCCCCGCGCCCACACGGCGACGTCCCGGGCCGTGCACACCAGACTCCCGTTCACTCTGGTGGGGACGGGAAACGGCCCCGCACCCATCCCCCCGAGTGCGGGGCCGCCACCATGCCCCGGGGCAACACCCCCACCACAACGCGGGATCATGGGCACCAGGCGCGGGGCCCGACAACCACACACGCACGGTGGGAGCCCCAACCGCCATGGCCAAGTCCAAAGCCGAGCAAGCCGACGTCGCCGCACGCCGCGCCGCCCTCATCCGGCTCCGCCGCGCCGGCGTCCAATTCGACGACCCGCGCATCCTCGCCCTCGGCTACGCCTCCCCCAACGCCGCGTCCAAGGACATGATCCGCGCGCTCAAACAGCGCCGCGACGAGCAGGACGCCGAGGTCTCCGTCTACCGCCAGCAGGAAGGCGAACGCCTCGACGCGCTGCTGGAGGCCGTCTGGGACAACGCGATGCAGGGCGACCCCCGCGCCATCGAGGCCGCCCTGAAGATCGCCGACCGGCGCGCCAAGCTCTACGGCATCGACGCCCCCCAGCGCACCGAGGTCTCCGGTCCCGACGGCGGCGCCGTCCCGCTCGGCTCTGGCTCCCTGGCCGAGCTGAACAAGCTCATCTCCATCGCCGGGCAGACCGGACCCGAACTCGAAGCCCCCGCAGACGCCGACACCGACGCCGATGACGACCGCGCCCCCTGAGTACGACCCCGACCTGTTCGACGAGGACGAGCACGCCGAAGCAGACCTCATCGCCCGCTACCGCACCCTCACCGTCGTCGAACGCCGCCGGGTCGCCCGCCGCGCCTCCCCCGAACTCCGCGCCCGCCTGGCCCACGAGGAACGCCAGATGGCCATGGACCGCTCCCCCGGGGCGCTGGCCGCCGTGCTCACCGAGGGACGGGAACTCCAGGCCCCGCACTTGGACCTCATCGACGGTGTCTTCCAGCGCATCGCCAACGGCGAGCGGCTCCAGGTCATGCTGACCATGCCCCCGCGGCACGGAAAGTCGCAGCGGGCCTCCCGGTGGGGACCGCTGTGGTACCTGCGGCGCCATCCCGAGCACCGCGTCATGATCGCCTCCTACGGTGCCAGCCTTGCCGAGGACCACGGCCGCTGGATCCGCGATCAGCTCCAGGAGTACCCCGACACCCTCGGCATCCGCCTCCACCCCGCCTCACACGCCGCGAACCGGTTCGACCTCGAGCAGAAACGCGGCTCGTCCGTGCGGGGCGGCATGGTCACCGCCGGTGTCGGCGGCGGACTTACTGGAAAAGGTTTTCATCTAGGTATCATCGACGACCCGTTTAAGGGCAACGACGACTCCGGCAGCCCCGCCCAACGCGACCGCGTCTACGACTGGTACCGCTCCGTCTTCTTCACCCGCCGCGCCCCCGGCGCCTCCATCATCCTGATCAACACCCGCTGGCACGAAGACGACCTCTCCGGCCGCCTCCTGAAGAACGAACCCCACCGCTGGATCCAGATCGACCTCCCCGCCATCGCCGACAGCCCCCACGACCCCCTCGGCCGCTCCATCGGCCAAGCCCTCTGGCCGTCTCAGTACGACGAAGCCGACCTGGCGGACACCCGCGAATCTCTCGGCGAGCGCATCTGGTACGCCATGTACCAGCAGAAACCCCGCCCGTTGGAGGGCGGCGTGTGGAAGTGGGCCTGGATCACCGGCAACCGCATCACGGTCGAGGCGTGGCCCGGCGTCACCCCCACCCGTGTCGTCGTCGCCGTCGACCACGCCGGCGGCGACTCCCTCCGCAACGACGAGGTCGGCCTCACCAGCGCGGCCCGCGACGGCCGCGGGCACCTGTACGTCCTGGACGACCGCTCCCGCACCATGGGCGCCGACACCTGGGGCACCGAAGCGTGCCTGCTGGCCATCGAACGACAGGCGGACGCGATCGTGGTGGAGAACAACTTCGGCGGCGACATGGCCCGCCAGATCGTCACCCAGGCGTGGGCGGAACTGGAACGTGAGGGCAACACCGGAGGCATGGTGATGCCGCGCATCGTCGAGGTCCACGCGAAACAGGGCAAGCGGCTTCGGGCGGAGCCGATCGCGCAGCTCTACGCCCGCGGCCTGGTCCACCACGTGGGGGAGTTCACCGAACTGGAGGGCCAGATGGTCACCTGGGTGCCGGGCATGGACTCCCCGGACCGGATGGACGCGGCCGTGCACGCCCTGACCGAACTGGCCGACCCCGCAGCCGCCAACACCGGGTCGCAGTCCTACGCCGACCGCCGGCTCACCGGCCGCAGGTGACGGTTTTCAGAACAACTCATCGGCCGCGGTGGCGTCCCTCACCCGGCCGGATGACCGCGCCAGGGGGACGCCGAGCAGGCGCTCCACCTCCCTCAACCAGCAGACGAACGCACCCCAAAGTATGTAGACCACCCAAACGACCAGCGATTTCTGTCTCGAAAACCCGCACGGAGCGACGCAGAAACGGTACGGGGCGCTGTCTGAAATCTCGGTGGAAGCAGCGGCGAAAGTTGGTTCACAACATGCGAATCGCTGCCGGACCAAAGTTTTTGCAACTACAGTGGGGACAACGCGCCGCACGGCGTGTTGTCCCGTCGAGCCAGACGGCGAAGCACGCTTGAGGGGCGCGGAACGCATGAGCGGAGGACCGACCTGGCTGGCCGGCCCTCCGTTCAGGGTGGTAATGCCGGGCTGGGGGGCTAGGTGATCTTCGTGACTACGTCGGCTGTCTCGAGGAGCAACTCGATAAGCGCGACCACGAAGGCCCAGTAACCCCAGTCCGGCGGCTCATCTAGTGTCATTTCCCCCTCCTTCTTCCCTGGGTGCCGCATGCGCCGGTGGTGCCGCATGGGCCGGAAGAAGTCCTTCCGACCATGGTGCGGAAGGCGTTCGGAGCGAGAGACGGTGACGAGCCGCGTGAGACAGCGTAGATGGGCTGCGGACGCTGGGTGGACGGTTCGTGGAACAAAGATTGTCGCGAACCCGATTAATCGCTCATATCGCCGGAAGATCGTCCGCGCGAGTGGTAGCGCGCAAACCCCTACCCGCCGGTAAGGGCTTCCGATGATCCCGTGCGCCGCCTCCCCGGGGAACCCCGAAGGCCCCTCGAACGTACCCTGATCTCAGGCGCGGGGCCCGAACAGCGGAGGGGTGTGCCCCGTGGGCCTCATCAGCGGCGCCAAGCGCGTAGTCCTCGACGCCTGGTCGTGGCTCAACTACAAGCCGGTCTTCTCCGACGACCTGCGCGGCATGCCCAACCGGCGCGTCTACCCCGAGGCCGTCGCCACCTGGGTTCCCGCCGACGACGAACGCCGCCTGGCCGCCTACAAGACGCTGGTCGCCTACGACCAGAACCAGGCCGGCGAGCTGGCCGCGATCGTGGACGGCCCCGAGGCCCGCGAACGCCGGGAGTTCGGCGACGCCGCCCAGTTCGTTGACACGCTCGTCTCCCACGTCCTGGGCCGGGAGCAGCACATCGTGGTCCCCGGCGCGGAGGACACCCCCACCGACGGCGACGACCCGGACCCGGAGGCCGCGACCGCGGCCCGCGTCCAGGAGCTGCTGCGCGCCTGGGCCGAGGCCGAGCTGCTGCCGATGCGGATGCAGCAGACCGAACGCAAGGCCGTGCTGCTGGGGGACGGCGTCTACCGGCTCGCCTGGGATCCCGGCAAACGCCGCGTGACGGTGAGGAGCCACGATCCGGGCTTCTACTTCCCGGTGTTGCCCGAGGACGGCGACGGGGAGTTCCCCACCCGCGTCCACTTCGCCTGGGAACTGCCCGCCGACCCCCGGCGGAAGCTCCCCGCCCGGCTCCGCAGGATCACCTACGAGCTGGACTTCATCCGCCCGGCCAGCGTCAACGGGGTCGACGCCCGCGGCCGGGCCGTCCGCGCCCCCCTCCCGGTGGAGGCAGCCGACGGCGACGAGGTGCCGCCGCCGATCCTCACCCCCGGCGACCTGATGAACCCCGACACCGGCGCCATCAGCAGGATGTACGCCTGGAACGACGAGCCGAGCTACGTCACCTGCTACCTGACCGACGCCACCTGGGACCTGGGCGACCTCAAGGGCACCAACCTGGACGTCGACAACCTCCCGATGGACGCCGCGGTGTTCGCCACTCGCGGCGACGGCGAGGTCCTGGACCACCTCGACCTAATGATCGACTTCATGCCGATCATCCACGTCCCCAACACCGTCCCCGGCGCGGAGGAGCACTGGGGCCAGTCCTCCCTCGCCAAAATCCTCCAAGTGCTGGACGAGTTGCAGGGCACCGACACCGACAGCAGCAAAGCCAGTGCGACCACCGGCTCGCCGATGGTGTCCTTCTCCGGCGAGGCCGCCGGCGGCCAGAAGATGCTCGAGGTCGGCCCCGGCATCGCCCACTACCTCGGCGCCAACGGCCGCATGGACGTCCTCAACACCGCCCCCCAGCTCGCCGAACTCCGCCACCGCACCGAGGAACTGCGCGACCGGGCCGCGACCGTCGCCCGGCTGCCCGCCGTCGCACTCGGCACCAACGACCCCTCCCAGGTCCCCTCCGGCTACGCGCTCCAGCTCTCCCTCGGCCCGCTCGACGCGCTCATCTCGTCCATGCGGCTGGCCCGGGACCACAAATACGCGCTGCTGCTGAAGATGGTCCAAAGGCTTCACATCGCCGGGCAGCATCCCGACTGGGTGGGCCTGCCCGTCCTGCCCGCGCGCCTGGTGTTCGGCCCCTACACCCCCGTCGACAAGACCGGCGTCCTCGAGCAGGTCGGCATCGGCGTGGAGAAGGGCGTGCTGTCGCTGGAGACCGCCGTCGCGATGCTGACCGAGGCCGGGTTCCCCATCGACGACGCCGCCGAGGAGATCGGGCGGATCCAGGCCCGGCAGTTCGAGAAGGCCCGCGCGCTGGCGGACGCGCTCGGCGACCCGCAGGCGGTCGCGGACTTCCTGGGCCTCCAGCCGCCCGCCGTGCCCGCCCCGCCGGCTCCGGTCCTGCCGCCCGCCCCCGGCGACCAAACCCAGGACGACGAGGACGAGGAAGACGACCCCGCCGTGACCAGCGGAAACACCGCCCCCGGGCAGAGCGGGGGGAACCCCCGGTGACAGATGTGCTTACCCTGATCACAGGCGCGGGGCCTGGACACTCCATGGGAGGACACGCCCTCATGCGCCGCCCCGCGCTGCACCGCCCCGCCCCCGCCACCGGCCCGGGGTGGTCCCACCCCTACACCGGCCTCCCCGCCGCCGCGGTGTTCTACAACGACGGCGGCGACCCCAGCCCCGACCCCACGCCTCCCACTCCCGGCGCCCCGGCCGCCCCGAAGCCCGGCCCCCCGGCCGGCACCGTCACCATGACCCAGGACGAGCTGTCGGCGTTCGCCGCCAAGGAGAAGTCCCAGGGCAAGCGCTCCGCGCTGAAGGAGTGGGCCGCCGAGCACGGCTTCAACTCCCCCGACGACGCCGCCGCGTTCATCAAGGCCGCCCGCCAGGCCCAGGAAGAGGCCATGACGGAGCAGGAGAAGCGCGAGCAGGCCCTCGCCGCCAAGGAGCGGGAACTGGCCGCCCGGGAGGCCGAGGCCGCGGCCCGGCTGCGGGAGGCCACCCGCAAGGCCGTGCTCGTCTCCCTGGGCGCTACCGGCGTGGACCTGGAGGACGCCACCGCGCTGCTGCGGGTGGACGCCGACGCCGACGACGCGGCCGTCCGGGAGGCCGCCGAGAAGCTGAAGGAGCGCCGCCCCGAGCTGTTCGGCGGCACCCGCCCCGCCGACCGTCAGACCCCGCCCCCCGCGCCCGGCGGCGCCCCGGCCGGCGGCCCCCCCATCCGGCCCCCGGCCGCCAAGGACGACGTCAAGGAACGCGCCCGCCAGCGGGCCATCGCCATGGGCTACGCCCGCCCCGACGCCGCCTGACCCAGGCGGCCCACCGACTGAGGGACCACGCCCTCTCAACACCCGTGGACGGCACCAGCGACCGGTGTCTGCACCCCACACGTGCCATCCCCAATCCACGGGAGGAGATCCGGCATGGACATCCAGCCGATCACCACTGAGGAGACCGTCACTGCGGAGCGGCCCTGGCTGCTGTCCCTGCACGGCTCCGAGACCAACAAGACCGTCACTCTCGATCTGTCGGCGTTCACCGAGGACACCCACTGGATCGAGGGCACCCCGCTGATGCCGCAGCGGCGCCTGAAGTCCGGCATCCCGCTGGGGCGGATCACCGCCTCCGGCCTGTACGGGCCGTACACCACCGGCGCCTCCAACGGCACCCAGGTCTTCGCCGGGCTGCTGGCCACCGAGACCGCCTACAACCCCACCTCCACCCGGGTCGGCGCCGCGATGATCGTTCACGGTGACGTGGACGTCGCCAAGCTCCCGGTCGCGTTCACCGTCCCCGCCGCCGGATCCCGCACCGACGGCATCGTCTTCTCCGACTCCGACGCCTGACAGGGGTGATCACTGATGCTTGAAGCCCTGCTCAGGGACATCGACGCCACCGAGATCAACGCCTTCGCGCGGGAGGTGCAGACCCCCGCCGACTACGCGCTCACCCTCTCCGTGATGCCGGAGCGGCGGATCAACTCGGTGAAGTTCCGCACCAAGCGGACCGAGCGCCGCGTCAACGCCGCCTCCTACCGGGCGTTCGACGCGCAGACCAAGGTCGCCACCCGCGAGGCCAAGCGGATCGTCACCGAGGGCATGCTGCCCCCGCTCGGCCAGAAGTACCTGGTCGGCGAGCTGGAGCAGATCCTGCTGGACACCTCCCGCGGCGCCGACTCGTCCGAGCTGGTGGAGCTGCTGTACCAGGACGTCGCCGCGCACGTGCAGGCCATCCGCTCCCGCCTGGAACTCGCCGTCGGCGACCTGCTGACCGACGGCAAGTTCACCCTCAACGCGGAGAACGGCCTGACAGTCGAGTACGACGCCGGCGTGCCATCCGCGAACATGCCCACCGCCGCCACCCCGTGGACCGACCCCACGGCGGACGCCCTGGCGGACGAGATGGCCTGGATCGAGGTGCTGCGCGCCTCCGGGGCCCCGCTCCCGGCCCGCGTCATCACCTCCTACAAGGCCCGCGCGCTGCTGGCGTCCAACGACGCCTACCGCCGCGCGTTCTACGGCCAGCCCGCCGCGCAGACCCCCACCGGCGTCCTGGCGCCGAACGAGGTCGACACCGTCCGCGCCCGCTACGGCCTGCCGCCCATCGAGGTCTACGACGTGCAGATCCCGGTGGACGGCGGCGGCATGACCCGCCCCATCCCCGAGGACCGGTGGATCATGCTCCCGCCGAACGCCACCCAGTGGGGCGAGACCCAGTACGGCGTCACCGCCGAGTCGCTGGTGCTGTCCTCCGGTTCCAACCCGGCCATCGAGCGGCAGGAGGCACCCGGCATCGTCGTCACCCACGGCTACACCGACGACCCGGTCCAGGTGTGGACCAAGGGCGCGGCCGTGGCGATGCCGGTGCTGTACGTGCCGGACATCCACATCACCGCGAAGGTGTTCTGATCATGGGCGCGAAACTCGCGGCGACCGTGTACGTGCGTGACCCGGAGACCCACCAGGTGGTCGCTCTGGAGGCCGGGTCGGAGCCGGAGCCGCGGCTGGCGGCGCTGGTCACCAACCCGTCGGCGTGGGAGGGCGGCAAGCTCCCGGCCGCGGCGCAGCGGACCGCCGAGGCGTCGGACGACAGCGGCGGCGACGGCGGGGACTCCACCAGGCAGGCCGCCAAGACGACGGCGGCCCGTAAGCCGGCTCGGGGCCGGAGGACCGCCGACGAGGGCAGCGGCGGTCAGTGAAAGGTGCGGGGCCCGGCCGGTGTGGCTGGGGCGCCACCAGGCCAGGCCCCGCACCCCCCTTCCCAACCGCCGCCCCGACTGGAGGTGACCCCCGGTGGATGCCGCGACCCGCGCCTGGCTGCTGGACCAACTCGGCGAGAACACCGACCCCGCCGACCTGGAGGACCGCTACACCCGCCTCGGCACCGCCCGCGCCGTCGCCCTGTCCGTCCTGCGCGGCAGGAGAGCCGCGCTGCTGGCCCAGCCCGCCAAGGTCAGCGTGAGCGGCGTCGTCAACGTCGACTACGCCGAGATCATCAAGGCGCTGGAGCGGCAGATCACCGAACTCGAATCCGGGGTGCCCCTCGCGCCGGACGAGGCCGACCCGGACGGCGACGGCACCGCCGGCGAGACGATGCACACCATCCACCTGGTGCCGCGGAGGCGCCGATGACCACCCCCGTCCGGGTCCGCCGCCGCCCCCGGCACCGTCCCGAACTCGCCGCCCTCACCGGCACCGCCGCGACCCGGCTCACCGCGGCCTGGGCGCTCCTCGCCGCCGCCCAGACCCGGCTCCTGCGCCGCCTGGCCCCCATCCGGCCCGGCCCCGGGGTCGCGGCCCGCATCCGCGCCGCGCTGGCCGACTTCAACGCCGCCGTCGCCGAGTTCGACCGCACCGCCCGCGGCATCGTCGAGCGGTGGGCCGCCCAAGACCTGCCCACCGCCTACCGGGACGGGGCGCTGCGAGCGCTGGCCGCCATCGACCGGCCCGCCGCCACCTTCCGCTGGACCCGCGACCACCAGGCGACCATCACCGCCACCACCGCCGTGTTCTACACCGACCTCATCGGCCGCATCACCGAGGCGGTGCGCCGCGCCCACGCGTTCGCCCGCGCCGCCACCGACGCCGCCCGCACCCCCCAGGGGGCGAACCCCACGGCCCTCCGGGAGCAGTGGCCGCTGGACACCATCGTCTACGCCAACGACGCCCGGCACCCCGTCCGGTCCTGGGCGGACGCCGCCCTCCGCTACCAGGGCATCGCGCTGGCCAACTCCGGTGCCATCAACGTCAGCGTGTGGGACCTGGGCTGCCAGTGGCTTCAGGTGGTCGACGGGCCCGACTGCGGCTTCCGCGGCCACGAGGACTCCGACCACGCCGACGGCACCCTCCGCTCCGCGCCAGACGCCGCTGAATGGCCGACCTCCCACTTCGGCTGCATCCGGGAGTGGATCCCCCGCCCCGACCTCACCGACCGCCCTGGCCTGACCTCGGGAGACCTGGCATGAGCGACCAGCCCATCGGCCCCATCCTGGACGGACTCGGCGCCACCCTCGACCTCGACGACGGCGACCTGGTGGAGTCCGTCGTCGTCATCGCCAAAATCGTCGGACCCGACGGCCAGGCATCGCTGTCCATCGCCGACAGCGAGGGCATGTCGTGGATCGACCGCATCGGAATGCTCGCCGCCGCCCAACAGGTCGTCCAACAAGTCCCATTCGAGTACCGGGACGAGGACTGACCGCCATGAGCGCACTCGCCGACCGGCTGAGCCACGCCGCCTTCTGGAAACGCCTCCACATGACCCTGTTCTGGGTGTGGGTGGCGCTGCTCCCGCCGACCCTCCTGTGGTGGAGCCAGTCGGTGCAGTACATCGTCTACATGTCCTGGTACGCCATCGCCATCGGCCACATCTCCTCCTGGCAGGCGGCGCGAGCGGAGAAGCGGGAAGAGGAGAGCGAGAAGAACGGAGGCGGCGATGAGTGACCTGCCGCCGGAGATGGCCCGCAACGTCCGCATCGACGCCCAGCCCGGCTCGGTGCGCCTGTACCTGGACGAGATCGACGTCAGCGCCAACGTGCTGGCCTACGAACTCCAGCACGACGTGCACCATGCGCTGCCGCAGCTCGTCCTCCACACCCGCCAGCCGTCGGGCGCGGTCTTCAGCGGCCTGGCGCGGGTCGCGGTTGCGGTGGACGACCCCGGTCCGGTCATCGCCGAGTTCCTGGCCAACCTCGACCCGTCGGCGGTGGAGTGGGCCGCGCTGAACCGGGACGACCTCGATCCGGGCAAACACGGCGTGACCGCCGCGATCCTGCGCACGCTCGCCGAATGGGCCCAAGGCCAGAGCCCGGGCGGTGGTCGGTGATGGCCGGCCTGGACGACGCCCTGGCCCCGGTGGCCGCCTGGATCACCGGCAACGTGCTGGTGGACACCGTCCGGATCAGCCTGCCCGCCACCGGGGATCCCGTGCTGAACGAGACCACCGGCCAGCTCGAGTACCCCGAGCCGGAGGTGCTGTACGAGGGGCCCGGTGCGGTGCAGCCGCTCACCACGGACATCACCGCGGTCCCCAACGCGGGCCTGCCCTGGGTGGCAGAGACCAAATCCCGCTACCAGCTCCTCACCCCGCTGGACGCGCCGGTCGCCCCGAAGGACGCCACCGTGAAGGTCACGGCCGTCCACGAGGGCGGGGATCCGGCGCTGCTGCGCCGCTCCTGGCGGTGCCAGGACCCCTCCCGCGCGGCCACCCTCGCGGTGGTGCGGGCCACGCCGCTGGACCAGAACCAGCAGTCCGCCCAGGAGGTGCCCTGATGCCCGACCTGACCCCCGGAGAACTGGCCGACCGGCTGGAGCAGTCCGCCAAGGACCTTCCGGAGGCGATGCGGCGCCGGCTGCGGCACGCCGCCGAACTGGGCCGCGCCCGGATCCGCGGCCACGCCTCGGGCCGGCCGGGGCCGAACGTCATCTCCGGCGACTACCGCCGCTCCTGGAAGGTCCCCACACCTCGCCGCATCCCCTACGGCGCCGAGTGCATCATCGGCACCGAGGCGCCGCAGGGCCGCCGCCTGGAGTTCGGGTTCTACAACCGGACCGACTCCCTGGGCCGCCACTACTTCCAGCCGCCGTTCCCGCACGTCGGACCGGCGATCCCCTACATCGAGCACGAGATGCAATGGGGTGTCCGCGCGGTGGTGGCGGAGGTGCTGCGCTGATGATCCCCCGCCTCCCGGTCACCCGCGCCCTCGCCGCGCTCATCGAGACCGCCACCGGCCTGCCGGTCGGCCTGGGCCGACTGCCGCCCAACGCCCCCGAGCCGCCCTACTACCTGCTGTACTCGGTGGACGGCGCCTTCTCCGGCGCCCCCTACGCCGACCGGCACGAGGACCGGACGCTGGTGTACCAGGTGACGTGCGTGTCCGGCCCGGACGACGACCGCCCCGGCTCCCACGGCACCGAGGACCAGGCCGAGTGGATGGCCGACAAGGTCCACCAGGCCGTTCTCGGGCGCGACCCCGCCACCGGCCGGTGGCGGCACGACCTGAACCTGCCCGCCGGAATCCGGTGCACCGGCCGCCGACCGGACACCGAGCCGGGGGGAACGTCCGACCCCGGCGATGCCATCATGAGCTACGTGCTTCGGTTCAGGCTCGACCTGACCGCCGCCTGACCCACGGGTCGGGCACGACACCGCACCGCGGCGGACCCACGCGGACGCCATCCCAGTGGTGGCAGCCACCCAACACGAACCGTGTAGGGGCCGGGTCCGCACCTCCACCTCCGTGCGGTTGGCCCCGGGAGAAGCGAGGGGCCACATGCCACCCGTCAAGAAGTTCATGCGCCGCGGCACATCCCTGTTCTACTTCGTGCCGACCATCGCCGCCACGTCCATGATCCCCACCCGTTCCGAACTGACCGCTGGCACCAACCTCACCCAGGCCATCGCCGAACTCGACGGCTGGACCCAGACCAACAACACCATCGACACCCCCGACATGGCGGACACCTTCGATTCGAAGATCCCCGGGTCGGACGCGGCCGACGACTCCTCGATGACGTTCTACGAGGACGAGGACGAGGACACCATCGAGACCCTGCTGGCCAAGGGCACGTCCGGCTACATCGTGATCCTCCGCAAGGGCGACGTGCCCGCGTCGGAGTCGATGGACATCTTCCCCGTCCGGGTCGCCTCCCAGAGCCCGCAGTACACCGCCGACAACGAGGCCGCCAAGTTCCAGGTGACGTTCACCATCACCTCCCGGCCGGTGCAGGGCGCCGCGGTCCCGGCCGCCACCCCGTAACCGGCGCCCGCGCCCTCTCAGCCCCCGGCCGGGCCCGGCGTGTGTTCGGGAAGGGGCGCCCGTGCGGCGCCCGGCCGGGTCTCCCCTTCCCCTGATGGAGGACCCACGACATGAGCACCACCACCGTCACCCACGACCACGACTCGCCGGCCGAGGCCGCCCCGGCGGACCCGTCCGCGACGCTGGAGCGGCTACGCAACCGCCGCCGCCCGACCGTGACGCTGACCATCTGCGACGACCTGGCCGCCAAACGCGCCCTGGGCGAGGCCCAGTACGAGGAGCGGGCCGCGCAGCGCGCGGTGGACGCCGACCCCGGCGACGCGGAGGCGAAGAAGAAGCTCGCCGCGGCCAGGAAGCAGGTGACCAAGTGCCAGCAGGCGGTGGACGGCGCGTCCATCAAGCTCCGGTTCCAGGCACTGGAGCGGAAGGAACTGGACGCGCTGAAGAAGGCACATCCGCCGACCGAGGAGCAGGCCGAGGACGGCTTCGAGTTCAACGTCGACACGTTCGCGCCGGAGCTGATCGCCGCCTCGTCGCTGAACGGCATCACCGTCGCCGACGCCCGCACGTTTCTGGACACCTGGTCCAACGCCGAGGCCGCCGCCCTGTTCGACGCCGCGTGGGGCGTGCAGGGCGAGTCCCGCATGGACCTGGGAAAAGGCTGACCACCGATGCCCGCCTCCGCAACGAGCTGGAGCTGTGCCACGAGTGGGGCATCCCCCACTCCCAGTTCCGCGGCATCGGTGACGGCACCTGGACCGCCCGGGACCGGGCCAAGGCACTGGCCTACCAGGCGTGGCGGCGCACGGTGTGCCCGCAGTGCAACACCCGCGCCGAGGAGTGGACCGACGACCGCGGCGAGTTCGTCGAGGCGTACATCGCCGCCTCCCACAAGTGCTTCGGCTGCGAGGAGATCGCCCGCAAGCAGGCCGAGGTCCCGGAGGGCAAGCCCGGCTGGGGCGTCAAGGTCTACCTGATCCCGCCGGCTGTGAAGGCGGCGCTCGAGGTCGCCGAGCAGTACCAGCGCAGACACCAGCACTAGACGGAGAGGGGAGGGGCGGGCATGGCGAACTGGAACCTGTCGGTGTCCCTGCGGGGCGAGGGCCAGGATCTGGCCCGGGCGCTGCGGGACGCTGCCCGCCACGCCCGGAACCTGGAGCGGAACGCCTCCCGGGCCAAGCGGGAGGTGCGGGACCTGGGCGAGGCGGCCAAGACCGCCTCCCGCCACATCAAGACGCTCGGCACCTCCGCCCGCAACACCGCCCGGCACCTGCGCTCCCTCGGCGACGCGGCGCGCACCGCGAACCGGCACCTCGGCCGGTACGGGGACGCCGCCCGCAACGCCAACCGCCACCTGCGGACCCTGGGGGACTCCTCCCGCACCGCCTCCCGCCAACTCGCCCGGATGCACGGCGACCTCGACCGGGCCGTCCGAGACCTGATCCGCCTCGCCCAGGCCGCGCAGCGCGCCACCACCCAGGTCAACCGGGTCGGCAACACCCGCGCCCTGCGCCAGGTACAGCGCGACGCCCGGGCTGCCCGCGGCGAACTGCGGGCGATGGCCGCCATCATGTCCGGCGGCGCGCTGACCATGGGCTTCGGGCAGTTCCTGGAGAACGGCAACGAGTTCCAGCGCGCGATGAACACCTTCGGCGCGGTGACGAACGCGACCGCCGGGCAGATGCAGCGGGCCGGGGCGACCGCCCACCAGCTCGGTGCCGACCTCCGGCTGCCGAACGCGACCGCCGCCGAGGCCGCCGAGGCCATGGTCGAACTCGCCAAGGCCGGTTTCCGCACTGACCAGGCGATCTCCGCCACCCGGGCCAGCCTCCAACTCGCCTCCGCCGCGCAGGTCAACGCCGCCGACTCCGCGAAGTACCTCGGCGACATCATGGACCAGTTCGGGCTCGGCGCCGACCAGGCGGCCCGGGCCGCGGACACCCTCGCCGCCACCGCCAACTCCGCATCCGGCGACATCATCGACATCTACTACTCGATGAAGTACGCCGGGCCGGTCGCCGCGACCCTGGGCGTGACGCTGGAGGAGACGGCCGCCGCGGTCGGCATGCTCGGCAAGGCCGGCATTCTCGGCATGACCGCCGGCACCACGCTGCGCGGGATGTTCGCGAACCTGGCCGCCCCGACGCCGAAGATGATCGAGGGCCTGAAGGGCATGGGCATCGAGGCGTGGGACGCGCAGGGCCGCTTCAAGGGCCTGCGGTACGTCATCGAGGGCCTGTCCAAGGCTCAGCACGACATGACGCAGCAGGACTTCGTCGGGGCGCTGCGGCACTCCATGGGCAAGCCGGCGATGTCCGGCGCCGCAGCCCTCGCCCACCAGGGCGTCGAGAGCTTCGATGCGCTGATGGTGGCAGTGCAGGACACCGGCGCCGCCGCCGATATCGCCGCGGCCAAGGGCAAGGGCCTGGCCGGTGCGATGACCCAGCTCAAGACCCAGGCGCGGCAGACCGGCATCACCATCTACGAGGGGCTGGCGCCGGGTCTGGAGCGGGTGGTGCGCGGGGTGACGGCGGGGCTGGCCGCCGCCACCCCGAAGATCGAATCCTTCTTCGACTATCTGAACGACGCCGCGGTGCTGTTCGGCCCGGACCTCGCCGCCGTGGCCCGGGAGCAGTTCGGCGCCATCGGTGACGCCGCCGGGAGCATGCTCGCGCCCTTCCGGGAACTCGGCCAGGACGCCCTCGCTGGCTTCCTGCACCTGCTGATCCGCACCGCCACCGCCGCCGCCGAGGTCCTCACCAACCTCGCCGCTGGCGCCGAACCCGTCATCGAGGCGCTGTCCGGGATCGCGGACGGCTCCTCCGGCGCGGCCACCGCCCTGGACATCATCGTGATGGTGCTGGGGGCGGCGGCCGACACCGCGGCCTGGCTGTCCGGCGTCCTCGGCCCGCTCGGGCAGGTGGTCGCCGACGTGGTGAGCGCCTTCGGGGACCTGCCCGGCCCGATCCAGACCGCCGTCCTGGCGATGCTGCTGTTCCGGCGGTACGGCACCGGACCCCTCACCGCCCTCCAGGGCCGCGTCGGCGCGGTCACCGGCGCGTTCCGCCGGTTCGGGGACGAGATGCGTGTCCAGCAGTCCCTGGCCGCCGCCTCCGGGATGGCCTTGGGCCGGTACGGGGCATCGCTGGCCGTCCTCCAGGCGCGGCTGCCGGTGTTCGGCGCGATGGCCAACTCGTTCCGGACCGCCTCCGCCGCGGGCTCCGGGCTCACCGGCACCCTGCGGGGCATGACCGCCGCGGCCAGCACCGGCCTGGCCCGCGCGTTCTCCGGGCTGACCGCGGCGATGGGCGGGCCGTGGGGACTGGCCATCGCCGGCGCCACCATCGGCCTGGGCATGCTCGCCAGCAGCCAGCAGAAGGCGGCACAGAAGGCCGCCGAGCACAAGGCGTACATCGACTCCCTGACCGAGGCAATCCGCACCTCCAACGACGTCACGTCCGAGAACGTGCGTGAGGTCGCGGCGAAGATGCTCCAGGACCGCAAGCTCGGCCTGTCCGGGGAATCGCTGATCGGCACCCTGCGCCGCGCCGGAATCAGCCTGAATGAGGTCACCGACTCCTACCTCGGCCAGGGCGAGTCCATCAACACCCTGGTGCGCCGCCTGCGAGACCTGGCCCGGGAGTCCGAGGGCGGCATCGGCTCCGGCACCCGCCAGGCGCAGGCGTACACCGAGGCAGCCAACGCGCTGGAGTCCATGTCGGGGGAGGCGGGGAAGGCAGCCGCGCGGGCGAAGGAGCTGGACGACGCCGCCAAGGGCACCGAGGGCGGGGTGACCGCCTATCAGCGGCTGAAGGACGCCGTCACCGCCCTGGGTGACAAGACCGCGGACGCCGACTCCCGCACCCGGGCGCTGCGGGACGCCCTGGACCTGCTCTCCGGCGGCTCCGTCAGCTACGAGGCGGCACAGGCCCGGGTGAACAAGGCGATCACCGCGGCGAACGACGCGATGCAGGACGGCATCGAGAAGGCCGACGGCTGGGGCAAGCAGCTCGTGTCGGCCACCGGGTCGATCGACACCACCACCAAGAACGGCCAGCAGCTCTACGACACCATGTACGGGCTCGCCGACGCCTCCTCCGCAGCGGCCATCGCCGCGTTCGACTTCGCGCAGCAGCAGAACAAGACGCTGCCGCAGTCGCTGCAGGCCGCGCAGGGGGAGATGGCCAAGGCGCGCGAGGCGGCGATCAGTCTGGCGATGGCCCACGGTATGACGAAGCGGCAGGCGCAGGGTGTCGCCGATGCCATGGGTTTGATCCCCGGCAAGGTGTCCATGCTGCTCCAGACGCAGGGGCTGGACTCCACGCTCGCTGACCTGCTGGCGGTGCAGGCCGCGTTCAAGCAGGTGCCGGGGGAGAAGACGGTGCGGGTGGACACCCTCAGCGAGGAGGCCCGCACCGAACTGGAAGACCTCGGCTACAAGATCAAGCTCATTCCCGGCACCCGCGAATACAAGATCACCGCCCCGACGGCGGGCGCCCGCAAACAGCTCGACCTGCTCATCGACAAGCTGGCCGCCACTCCCGACAAGACCGTCAAGGTCTCCGCCGCTACCCGGGCCGCCATCACCGACCTCCAGCGGGTACAGGACAAGATCCGCGGCACCAACGGCAAGACCATCACCATGCGGGCGCCGACCGCGGAGGCCCGCAAGCAGCTCGAACTCCTCGGCTTCAAGATCCGTGACACCAAGGGCAAGAACGTCACCATCACCGTGCCGACCGGCGGGCCCGTCTCCGCGGTGTCCACCATCCAGGGCGCCATCGACAGCCTTCAGGGCAAGACGGTCACCATCCGCACCAATCACGTGGAGACCCGCACCCTGATCCCTCGGGGCCCGAACGGGCAGCCGCTGATGAGCGCCGACGGCGGCATCGTGAACTTCGCCCGGGGCGGCATCAGCCGCCAGCGCGGCGGCGTCCAGCACTTCGCCGGCGGCCGGGAGAACCACATCGCGCAGATCGCCCCGGCCGGCACCTGGCGGGTATGGGCCGAGCCGGAGACCGGCGGCGAGGCGTACATCCCGCTCGCTCCGGCCAAGCGGGAGCGGTCCCGGGCCATCGCCGAGGAGACCGTGCGCCGCCTGGGCGGCCAGGGCATCGCCTGGAACGCCGACGGCAGCGTGATGTCCTTCGCCGGCGGGGGCGGGTTCACCTACCAGCCCGACGGCGGCGGCCGGGGCGTCTCCGATGTGCAGTCCCGCTACGAGGAGCGGCACCAGCCGATCTCCCGCGAGGACTACAACAAGAAGATCCGCGCCCGCGCGAACGCCCTGGACCGGCTGCGGGAGGCGGAGGCGAAACTGCGGGCGCTGCGACGCCGCAAGCACACCCGGGCCCAGGAGGTGTCCGCCGAGCGGAAGGTCGCCGCAGCCCGCCGCGCGTATGCCACCGCCACCGAGGCCGCCAACAGCGCGACCGCCCGCTACAAGAAGCGGTTCTCCCTGGCCGACTGGCAGAAGGAACTGTCCGCCTCGGTGAAGGCGAACGCCGCCTGGGAGGCGAACCTCGCCAAGATCGGCAAACGCGCCGGGTTCGAGGTCGAGCAGATCCTGCGGGACATGGGCATCGAGGGCGCCTCCATGGTCTCCGCCCTGGCCAAGGCATCCAGCAAGCAGTTCGCGTCGATCGTCGCCAACCTCAAGAAGCTCGCCCCGAGCGCGAAGGCCGCGCTGGCGGACTACACCAAGCAGCTCAACGCCCACAACAAGACCTCCGCCGCCTTCCAGAACAACCTCGTGAAGCTGGCGGGGATGGGCTACGGCGACCTGGCGGCGCAGCTTGCCGCGCAGGGCGACGAGGCCGCCCAGAAGGTCGCCGCCGGCGCGGTCGCCTCCCGCAGCGCCGCCGCCGCGGCGAACAAGTCCGCCCAGGCCAACGCCAAGCTCCTGTCGGATGAGGAGTTGGAGCAACTGGTGCAGATCATCGCCGCCATCAAGAGCAGCGGCACCGGCATCCACGCGGTCGCGGCCACCACCGGCCTGGGCGAGGACGACATCATCGCCGTCGCCACCAAGGCGGCTGGCCAGATCAAGGGCTCTCTCGGTTCCCGCGCCACGCGGTTCCTCGCCGACCTCGCCAAGGCCCAGCGGGGCATGGCGTATGCCAACGGCGGGATCCGGGAGGGCATCTACGCCACCCGCGGCGGCCTGGTCCGCTGGGCCGAGCCGGAGACCGGCGGGGAGGCGTACATCCCGCTCGCCGCGGCCAAGCGGGCGGGCGCCATGCGGGTCCTGTCCGACGTCGCCGGCCGGTTCGGGGTGGGCCTGACCGACGCCGGGGCCGGCGGCCGGGTTGTCATCGTCCGCGAGCAGGGCCCGCTGGTCGGCGAGCAGCACTGGCACGTCAGCGGCGCCCGCAACGACGCCGCGCTGGCCCGGAAGATCGACGCCGCGAACGCCTACCAGCTCCGCAGGCTCGCACGGGGAGGGGTGGGGGCACGATGACCACACCGGTAGAGCTGGACGACTACCAGCACGAGCTGGGCGGGGTCCTCATCGGCACCGGCACCGCCGTGCAGATCCGCACCATCGAGGGCCTGGGCCTGGCCCCGGTGCGGACCGGGGACGTGGAGCCGGACGGCGAGGACGGCACCTGGCTGGGCATCGACCGCTACGGCGGGCGGACCGTCCGCATCGACGCCGCCGTCAAGGTGGTCGGCGACGCGGGCGGGGTGCTGGACCGGATCGCCGACCTGGTGGAGGCCGCCGACGACGAGGACGTGCGCGGCCACGGCGGCACCACGATGGATCTGCGGCTGAAGTTCCCCGGCCGGCCGGTGCGGGTGCTGCGGGGCCGGATCCGCAAGGCCGAACCCGAGCTGGACCAGGTCATCCACGGCTACGCCCCGCTCGACATCGAGTTCCAGACGGCCGATCACCTGTACTACGCCGACGAGCCGGGCACCACCTCCATCCCGCTGGGCCTGATCTCCTCCGGCGGCCTGTCCTTTCCGCTGGCGTTCCCGCTGACCATCGAAGGCGACCCGCAGGCCGTCGGCCGGCCCAGCTTCCTCCAGGTGGAGGGCACCGCGGCCACCTGGCCGGTGCTGCGCGTCACCGGGCCGTGTGCCAACCCGACCATCACCCATGTCGCCTCGGGCCGGTCGCTGACGGTGCAGGCCACGCTGGCCGCCGGGGAGTGGGTGGAGATCGACACCCGGCCCGGGTGGCGGACGGTGCTGCGGGAGAACGGCGGCGGCGTCCCCCTGGCCGGCACGTCCCGCGTCGATGAGTTCCGGCTGACGCCGGGGCTGAACGAGATCCGGTGGACCGCCACCGACCCGACCCTGACCTCCACGCTGGCCGTCACCTGGTGGCCCGCCTACAAGGCTCTCTGAAGGAGGCCCGCGATGGCCCTCATCACGACCCCGATCGCCGTCACCGGCGCCACCCACACCGCGCAGCAGTTCCGCATGATGGTCCGCGACCTGGCCCGCGGGAATCAGGGCATCACCGAGGGCGACGACCTCAAGGTGACCGCGCTGCCGGTGAACGGGGCCGGGGTGCAGGTCGGGGACGGGTCGGCGGTCATCACCGGCAAGGTGTCGTCGGTGCAGGGCTCCTACAGCGTCTACAACGTGGGCACGGACACGGTGCCGATCTCGGCGACCGGCGGCACCGGCCGGTCGGACATGCTGATCCTGCGGGTGGAGGACCCCGAGTACGAGGGCACCCGCGATCCGGCGACGGACCCGATCGCGTTCTTCGACGTGATCTCCAACGTCTCCAACACCGCGACGACCGTGCCCGCTGGCTACTCGGCGATTCCGCTGGCCCGGATCGACATCCCCGCCTCCACGGCGACCATCACCAACGCCATGATCAAGGACTTGCGGCGGGTCGCCAACCCGCGGCGGGAGCGGATTCTGTACCCCTACTACTACTCCGGCTCCCTGACCGAGATCAGTGGCACGTCCGAGACGTGGAAGACGCACCCGGCGCTGCCGTCGGCGACCCCGGCGGGGGCGATGGCGAACATCGCCATCCCCGCGTGGGCGGCCACCGCCAAGGTGATCTTCTCGGTGTCGAACCTGCGGCTGGCCGACGGCAACATCTGGGGGGAGTTCCGCTTCAAGCTGGGCGCGACCGAGGCCGCGCAGGCGGTGTCCATCGACGACAACCAGGGCACCCCCGCCCGCCGGGCCCACGTGGAGATGGTCGAGACGATCGACCTCACCACCACGGCCGGGGCGGCGATGCGCGGCACCACCCAGGCGTTCTACTCCCGGATGCGGACCCGCTCCGGCAACGCCGGGAAGATCGGCGTCGACTCGATGACCACGTTCAAGATTGATATCGAGTTCACCGAGGGCGCCCTGTAATGGCCCGCTGGCGGTACTGGACTCAGCACGCCCTGACCGGGCAGCAGCTCCATCCGGCGCTGCCGTTCACCGGCGTGGAGTTCTCCCGCGAACTCAACGGCCCCGGCGCCTTCTCGGGCACCCTCACGCCGCGGTTCGTGCGCGCCAACCCGGACGTCCTTGAACCCGGGCGGGCGCTGCTGTACGTGGAGGCCGACGGGTTCATCCGCTGGGGCGGCCTGATCTGGCAGGTCGAGCCCGAGGGCGCCCAGTACCAGGTGGAGGCCGCCGGCTGGTCGTCGTATCTGACGCGGCGCCACGACCACCACGGCGAGCTGAACGGCCGCGGCCCGTACGTCTACGCCGACCCGTGCCAGGTGATCCGCGACGTGTGGGACTACGCCCAGGAGCAGCCCGACGGCGACCTCGGCGTCACCGTAGACGCCACGTTCTCACAGGCGAAGGTCGGCACCCCCGCCGAGCCGCTGCACTCCTACTGGTACGAGACGCCGTCCCTGGGCGACCTGGTCGACGACCTCGTCAGCGAGGACGACTCCCCGGACTACGCCTGCCACACCGAGTACCAGACCAACGGGACCGTGGCCCGCCGCATCCTGCTGGGCTATCCGCGGCTCGGGGCCCGCCGCACCGACATCTCCTTCCGGTCGGGGGTGAACATCGTCGGCGCCCCGCCGGTCACCTACAGCGCGGACGAGTACGCCAACACCGTCCTCGCCACCGGCAGCGGGGAGGGCACCGCCCGCCGCTTCGCGGTCGACTCAGTCCGGGACGGGCGGCTGCGGCTCGAATCGGTGCTGGCGCTGCCTGCGGTCAACGGCAACGACGTCCTCGGCCGACGGGCCCGCGCCGAGCGGAAGCGCCGCCAGATCCTGGGCCAGGTGGAGTCCATCCAGGTCCGCCACCACCCCGCCGCGCCGCTCGGGTCCTGGCAGGTGGGCGACGACGTGCTGGTGCAGGTCAACAACGACTGGACGTCCTGGTCCGGGTGGTGCCGGATCACCGCGGACACCATCCGCCCGGATACCGGCGAGGACGGCGACGACGAGATCGTCCTGACCCTGGCCCGCGCCGACAGCTTCTACTACGGAGGTACTTGATGCCCTCGGACAACACGTTGGCCCGCAAGGTCCACGCGCTGGAGCAGCGGCTCCGGCAGATCGAGCGGGGGCAGCGGGTCGCGCACGGCGCCAGCATCGAGAACGCCGCCATCGAGGTCCGCGACGCCGGCGGCTCGCTGCGGGCGATCGTGGGGCAGCAGGGCGACGGCACCACCGGTGTGAACGTCGTCAACGGCCCCACCCCGCCCACGCCGTCCGCGCCGACCGTGGAGCCCGCCCTCGCCGCGCTCGCCGTCACCTGGAACGGGCAGTTCGCCGACGGGGCGGTGGCGCCGCTGGACTGGATGCGGTGCGAGGTGCATGTCGGCCCGACCGCCGGGTTCACTCCGGATCAGGGGACGCTGCGGGACACCATCGAGTCCCCGCAGGGCGGCACCGTGGTCGTCCCCCTGCCGTACACCCAGTGGCACGTGAAGCTGCGGTCCCGGACCACGTCCGGGGTCGCCTCCGCCCCGACGGCCGCGGTTGCGGGTACCCCGCGCAAGGCCGAGGCCGCGGACATCGTGGCCGGCGCCATCACCGCCAACCACATCGCCGTCGACGCCCTCACCGGCAAGACGATCACCGGCGGGACCATCACCGGCGCCACCATCCAGACCGCCGCCTCCGGCGCCCGCGTCGTCCTCGACGACCGTATGCGCATCTACGACGCCGGTAACAACCTGATGGCTCAGGCCAAGCCGACCGACGCCACCAACGTGGCCGGGTTCTACGTCTACAACGGCGACGGCTACTCCGCGGCCCTGACCCAGGGCATCGTCTCGTTCCGCCTCGCCAGCGCCACCTACCAGCGCTACCCCTACCTCGAGCACCGCATCGCGGCCGGGGACGTCAGCGACCTCCTCCTGCGGTCCGGCACCACGCACTCCTCCGGGGCGCAGGCGGTCGTGAAGCTGACCGGCGGTACGAGCAGCATCCGCCCCTATGTCCGGATCTTCTCCGATGCGCTGGGCAGCCTCGACTGCGACCTGGAGGTCACCGGCGTGCTCACCGCCCGCAGCATCGCCACCGGGACGGTGACCATCACCCCGTCCGCCGCGCATGTCCCCACGCAGTTCCAGGTCACCGGCCTGAACGTGGCCGGGACCACATTCCGCGGCTTCGCCACCGCCAACACCACCGTGCCCGGCGTCCGCACCCCGACCGGAAACCAGGGCGTCACCGGCGTCTCGGTGTCCAACGTCAGCGGCACGGGGCTGACGGTCTGGGTGAACCGCGAGAACACGACCGCAACCAACATCAACTGGATGGTGATCGGATCATGAGTGAGACCAGCGCGACTCCGGAGGCCGGGGAGCCGAGCAGTGAGCCGCCGCTCCAGCCGGAGCAGCCCATCGTCTTCGAGCCGGCCACGTGGTACGAGGGCACCTGGACCTGCGCGACGAACACCTGCGTGAACTACAACACCATCTGGCCCATCACCAATCTGTACTCCAACAACGGCATCTATGTGCCGGTGCAGTGCGGCCGGTGCCAGACGCTGGGCACGATCCTGACCGCGGTCAAGATGGACCCGCAGCCGCCCGAGGAGTGACCGACGGCCGGGGCAACCCCCGGGCCGCCGGGCGATTACGCTGAGTACATCGGGCGACCCTCCGCCCATCCCAGAGGGACGCACCCCACGTGGTGTCGAGCACAACGCCAGCAGCAGTGGGCGCGGGGAGAAGAGGGGCACACGCATGGCGACGCCCATTGGCGCGTCCGCTCTCGTCCAGGCACTACGCGACGAGGGGCTGGAGGTCGTCGAGGTCGCGGGCTGGCGTACCCGCAACCGCAACAGCAAGGGCCCGTGGGGGCCGGTGTACGGGGTGATGATCCACCACACCGTCACCAAGGGCTCAGCCCGGACGGTCGAGATCTGCCGGGACGGCTACAGCAGCCTGCCGGGCCCGCTGTGCCACGGCGTCATCACCAAGGACGGCCGGGTGCACCTGGTCGGCCACGGCCGCGCCAACCACGCCGGCTCCGGCGACGACGACGTACTCAGGGCCGTCATCGACGACCGGCTCCTCCCGGCGGACAACGAGGCCAACACCGACGGCAACCGCCACTTCTACGGCTTCGAGTGCGAGAACCTCGGCGACGGCAAGGACCCGTGGCCCGCGGCCCAGCTCGAGGCGATCGAACGCGCCGCGGCGGCGCTGTGCCGCTACCACGGCTGGGACGCGGAGTCGGTGATCGGGCATCTGGAGTGGCAGCCCGGGAAGGTCGACCCGCGCGGCTTCACCATGACCTCGCTGCGGTCCCGGGTGCGGGCCCGGCTCGCCGCGCAGCCGGGCGGGTCCCGGCCGGCGCCGAAGCCCGCCCCGAAGCCGTCCTCCACCACCACGTACACGGTGCGGAAGGGCGACACCCTGTGGGGCATCGCCCGCGCCCACGGCACGACCGTGCCCCGCCTGGTGGACCTCAACGACCTGACGGACCCGGACGGCATCAAGGCCGGGCAGAAGATCAAGGTCCCCGCCAAGGCCGGCGGCGGTCCGGCTCCGGTGCCGGACCGGGACGCCTACCCGGGAGCCGACAAGTTCGGCGACGGCGCCACCAACGTCCACATCACCCGGCTGGGGCAGATGCTCATCGACCGCGGTGGCACCCGCTTCTACAAGACCGGCCCCGGCCCGACCTGGGGCACGGCGGACCGGGAGGCCACGCGGGCGTTCCAGCGGGCCCAGGGCTGGTCCGGTGCGGCGGCGGACGGCATCCCGGGGGAGCGGACCTGGGAGCTGCTGGTGACGGGCAAGGGCAAGGACATTCCGCCGCCGGAGCCCGCGGAGCCGCGGTTCGAGCCGTTCCCGGGCCGGGAGTTCTTCCACGCCGGCCGCACCAGCCCCATCATCACCGCGATGGGCCGGCGGCTGGTCGCCGAGGGCTGCGGCAAGTACCAGCGCGGCCCGGGCCCGAACTGGACCAACGCCGACAAGGCCAGCTACGCCGCGTGGCAGCGGAAGCTCGGCTACACGGGCGACGACGCGGACGGTATCCCCGGCAAGACGAGCTGGGACAAGCTGCGCGTCCCCCGCGTCTCCTGACCGCCTCCTCCCCCTTCTCTCATCCTCTTCTCGCAGAAAGAAGATGCTCATGCGGATCTTCGGTCGTGAACCGGCCCTGTGGCTGGCCCTCATCGCCGTCCTGGTCAAGGTGGTCGCCGCGTTCGGTGTCGAGGTGACCGCCGAACAGCAGACGTGGATCAACGCCGTGGCCGCTGCCGCGGTGGGCCTGATCCTCGCCGTCGTCGCCCGGGAGGGCAGCATCGGTGCCGCCGTGATCGGTTTCGTCCAGGCCGTCCTCGCCCTGGCGGTCGGCTTCGGACTGGACTGGTCGGCTGACCAGCAGGCCGTGGTGATGTCCCTCATCGCGACGGCCGTGGCGATGTTCGAGCGGTCCCAAACGGTCCCGCCGGTGGGACCGCTGCCGGTCGAGCAGCGGTCGGTGCTGGACCCCAAGGGCCCGCGGAGCGTGTGATGGTGTGCCGCGCGGTCCGGCGGCTCCCTGCCCGTCTGGGCCGCCGCGGCATCTTCCTCCTGGTGTTGGGCGCGGGTAAGACGTGCTACGGCATCGGGTTCATCGTGGAGCCGCAGACCGGTGCGCAGGGGCTGCGCCTGCTCACCGAGATGTGTTCCCTTCAGTCGTGGGCGTGGCTATGGATCGTCGCGGGATTGGTCACGCTGGGCTCTGCGTTCGTCGGCATCGGACGGGATTGGTTTGGGTTCGTTGCTGCTCTTATCCCCCCAACGGTGTGGGCTCTGGCCTACATCGTCGCCGTGGTCAACGGCGACTACTCACGCGGCGGTTTCGTCGCGGTCTGGTACCTGACGAGCCATGTCGGGGTGATCTTGTGGGCTTCTGGGGTGCCCGAGCATTCGGTTCCCCCATCACCTCGGAGGTCCCGGAGAGGTACAGCGCCGTGAGCACAGCGGAATGGGCGACGATCATCACCGCAGCAGGCGGCATTCTCGGCGGGGGCGGCTGGTTCGTCGCCCGCGCGACGGTCAAGGCGGCACGGGTGACGAAGGAGGCCAACGAGGCGGTTGCCCGGATCCAGGCGCAGCCGGCGGCGCAGCAGGCGTCGCTGGCGGTTCTGGAGGCGACGGTGCGGCGGGTGGACAAGGAGAACGAGGCGTTGCGGACGGAGAACCAGCAGATCCGGGAGCGGCAGACGCGCATGGAGCGGATCTTGAAGGCGTTCTCGTGGACGTTGGAGGACTTCTACCGGTGGGCGCGGAATCCGGTGGGTGACCCGCCGCCTGTGCATCCGTTGGTGGATGAGTACAACCGAACTGGAGTTTGAGCAGTGGCTTTCCTGTCGGCTTTGACCTGCTGGTTTTCCGCCGCACGTCCTACGAAAACGCACCCTAAATAACGGGCGCTCGCGATCTTGCCTGGCCTATGGGCCGCGCGGCTGAGCCCGTCCCGGAGCCTGCGGGTCGCCGCTGGTACGGGGGCGGGCTAGCCGTACGATCCGGGGCATGGCTGATGTGTTCGATTTCCCTGCTGATCTGGTCGAGGCCGCGCGCCGCTTCCACGAGGTGACCAGCGAGCTGGACGTGCTGGAGCGCCCGACGTTCACGGCGGACTATCCGGAGGGCGTGGTGGAGCGCGAGGCGGAGCTGCGGGGTGCGGCGCGGGACCTGGCCGAGCAGGTGGTGACGCACGAGTTCTGGGGCTCGTTGGAGGGGCCGGCGCGGGTGGAGGCTCGGTCTGCGTTGAAGCAGATGGCCAGGTCGTCGGCGGGTTGATCCGGACTTGTCACCCATTCCGCTTACGCTGCTGGGCAGTTGGATGGCTGCTGGGGCGCGGGGCTCCTGTCTGGGGGCGGCTGTCCTGCACAGGAGGTGGAACGCCATGGCGCGGAACCGGGTGAAGTTCACGTTCAACGAGAAGGCGCTAGAGAAGGCGGCCGGGAAGGCAGCGCAGCCTGTGGTGGAGCGGCTAGCGCGGGATCTGACCGCGATGCTTCAGGGGATGGCCGGGGAGTTTGAGGGGCGGCCGGTGGAGGAGATCAAGCCGGTGCTTCAGGCGCGGTGGGCGCGTACCACTTCGGGTGGGAGCATCACGGACCCGGAACTGTCGCAGTACGCTGAGGCGATAGCGGTGGGTCGGTCGATCGAGGTGCGGGCGGACAGGCTGCGGTGACCGCGTAGGCTGACACGGCGGGGCCCCTTCCCACTGCGACTGGGAAGGGGCCCCGCACTGTGCCGGGTCAGTGGGCCAACGTCACTCCTTGGGGCTCTGTGCGGCGATGGCTCGCCTAAGACGGCGGGCCCGGTCGACGGTCTCCTCGTTCCAGCCGTGTAGGTGGGCGACTTCCTCCAGTGCGGTGTCTCCGCCGCAGATGTCGTCATGCTGGTGGTCCTCCTCGCAGCCCCAGCCGCAGAGGAGGGCGTAGAGCCAGGCGTCGGCCCGGTCCTTGGCCCAGTCGCGGGAGTCGAAGGCGAGGGTTCGGCGGAGACTTGTCAGCGCTTCGGTGAGGTCGGCCGGGGGCGGCTTGCTCATGGTCTGGTCCTCACTTCTGGCTGGTGGGGTTGGGGTCGACGTGGGTGAGGGCGATGCCGCCGCTGACGCCGTCGACGGAGACGACGGCCGCGCCGTGGCCGAGCGTCCAGGCGGGGGTGCGGGTTCGGGTGTGCAGCGGCTTGTCGTCGCGGGCGTCAGGGTAGGCCGTGACGGGTGTGCCGATGGGGTACAGGGCGTTCCACTGCTCAGCGGTCAGGGCCATGTCGGGTCCTCACTTCTCGGTGTCGTCATCGGGACGCAGGCTGGGGCCGAACAGTTCTTCCGGGAGGTTCTGCGCGGGGAGTCCCAGGGAGGTCTCCACCGCGCGCAGCAGCTCTTGGAGTCGGTTCAGATAGACGGCACGTTCCCATTCGAGCCGCACCACGTGCTGCTCTCGCTCCGGGTGCAGTTCCCAGTATTCGTATGCCTCGCGGGGCGCCCGTGCGATGGCCTGGCGGGCTTCCACAGCGAGGTCGGCGAGGTGTTGTCGCTGCTGCTCGGTCTCGCGCTGCATGGTCAGTTCTCCTGGTCGGTGTCGGGCAGCACGACGCGGGCGGTGACGATGAGCTTGGTGCCGGGCGGGAAGTTGTCTGCGGTGGCCTGGAAGCCGGGGCCGCTCTCGATGCCGTGGTGGGCCTTGTCCGGTGTGCCCTCGGGCCCCCAGAAGTAGCCGAGGAACCGGGACTCGCGGGTGTAGCGGTCGGTCAGGTACTTGGGGTGGAGTTCGAGGACGGTCGTGGTCTGCGGGTTGTCCGGGGAGAGAACTTCGCTGGGCTGGGCACGCATGGTCGTGGTCCTCACTCTCCGGTGAAGTGGGCGGGCCGGTCATAGGTGCGGATTACGATGCGCCGGCCGGGGTTCTCCTGCTGCACTTCGGCGTAGTGGCGGGCGGCGGCTTGGAGGGCGCCGCTGCCTCCGGGGGAGCCGAAGCCGAGGAGCTGGCCGGTGTCGGCGTCGTGGATGCGGTAGTGGATGACAGGGTCGGTGGGGTTGGCGTCGGCAAGGCGCATGCCATTCCACGTGTCGGTCATGGTCGGTGTCCTCACTTCTCGGTGTTCTTGATGGCTGTGTAGAAGGTCTCCACGAGGTCGGCGGGCATCCGGTAGCCCACGACCTTCCCGAATCCCGGTCCCTGCGGCTCGACCGGAGCAGGAATGCCGTCCGGCCACCAGCCTTTGCGGATTCCGCGCTCCAGGACCCGCTTCAGTGGGGCGCTGTGCCCGCGGAGGCTGGTGTCCTCGTCGTCGCGGAGGTCGTCAGCGGAGACGAATCCGTCGCGGATGGCGGCCTCGCGGACGATGCGGCGGGCGCGGGCGGGGAGTTCCCGGTAGTAGCGCTCGGCTCGTTCGGGGGTCCAGGTGGTGTCGATCTCGACGTGGGCGGTGTGGTTGGCGAGGAGGTCCAAGAGCCGGTTCTGGAAGTCGCCGGTGGGGTCCTCCACGGTGACCGTGATTCTCACAGAGCCTCCCGTAGTGACTGACGTGGATAGATGTGAACTGACGGGATGACAGTACCGGCTCCGCGCTCATCTGTCCATGGTTTATCCACGTCAGAACGGACGAGCGAATACCGCTCCGGAATAACCCCGGAGGACCTTCCTAACCACGGGGCAGCGCCAGTCGGGTGATGGGCCGTGACCCGCGCTGGCCCATCTCGGTGGCAGGATGTGACCACCCCCGACCACGCCGCCGCCTTGCCGCGCCTCCACACCTACGCCGAGGCCGCCGAGATCCTTCGCATCGAGGAGAGTTGGCTGCGGCAGCACATCAAGCAGTTGCCGCGCGTGAAGCTGGGCGGGCGCGTGTTCTTCACCGACGCGGACCTGCGGCGGATCATCGAGCTGCACCACCATGAGCCGGAGCAGTCCGCGCGGCCCGTCCCGAGTGGGCAGCCGAGCCCGGCTGGCCCGCACCCGTTCTCCGACCTTAAGCCGCTGCCACGCCGACGCCGACCGCCGCCGTAGTCCGGACCGCGCCGCAGAATCGCTCTGGGAGATGCGCATAACGTGTGTTTAGAGCCCGGAGGCGGGGCCGCGAGGAGGATCCTGCCCCGCGGGGGGAGGCTGACTTTTCAGAGGTCTCCTACCTGGTGGCAGTCCCAGTCGCACGCCCCACCGTTGTCGTCTGAGCAGTCATGCGGAGGGTCCGGGTCGAGCGGAGGCAGAGGGCCGTGGAACGACTCCCACGCGGGCCGGACGGCCCGGACGGTGTTCATCGTCCAGTCCATTGCCTCCGGGCCCGCGCAGATCCAGCAGACGTAGTTGTCGTCGTGCTTGCACCTCTTGTCGCTCATGCCCACAGGATCGTTCACCGCATCCCCGCCCCTTCGTAGAACGCGCGGGGATGCGACCTCATGCTCCCTGATCGGCTTCTCCTGGTGACGTCATCTGGATCGCAGGATCGCTCCTGGCGAAGAATCGAACGGCTCGAACGATCCGCCCTCCGTACGGCCGCGCCGGAGGCAACAAACCGTCTGGCTCCAGATAATGTCTCTTCTCAGGAGCGAAACGATCGAGACCGGAGAGACGGATGAGCGACGGCTTGAGCGAGGACGTGCGCCAGCACGTCCACTCCCTCTTCTTCGACCAGATGAAAATCTGCGGCTGCGGCCTGCCCGAACTCACCCTCGAACTCGTCCGGGACCTCCTGACCGTCATCGAGGAGCGTGGGCGCACCGAGACCGTCATCCCCCACGAGGGCGCCCGTCACATCGTCCTGTCCGTCCTGGATAACATCGACCTGATCGAACACGGCAGCATCATCGACGCCGCCTGGCTGACGAAGAAGGGCCGGTGGTACCTGCGCGCCCTCCAACGCGTCGAGTGGGAAGACATCGAAGACGAAGGCGTCGGCCTGCCCCACGACGGCACGCCCTGCACCGAAGCATGCCTCAAGCCCTTCTGGATTCAGCAGTGAGCGAGCACGACGACGCGGACGAGGTGGTCGACGCCGAACTGGTCGACGACCACCTGCCCGCCCGACGCAACACCGGCCTGCCCGCGCACCCCGGTACCAAGAACGACCCCGACGCCTGGCTCCCCCCGGAGGTCCAAGAGGACGTCAAGGCGGGCATCGCCGACGCCACCGACCGCGCCTACACCGCGGACTTCGAGCAGTTCGCCGCCTGGTGCGCCACGGTCGGCCGGCGCCCCATGCCCGCCGCGGCGCAGACCGTCACCCACTACATCTCCACCCTGACCCGCACCCCGCGGGCCAAGACCGGGCGGCCGTACAGCCCGGCCACACTGGAACGCATCATCGCCGCGATCCGCACCACCCACGCCGCCGCCGACCAGCCCATCCCCGAGACCAAGGGAGCGCGGAAGGTCGTCGCCGGCTACCGGGAACGGCTGGCCAACGCCAAGGACCCGGCCGCCGCCCCCCGGCGGGTGTCCCCCGCCCTGCCGGACATCGTGCGGCGGGCGCTGGCCCCGCTCGACCGCACCACCCTGCGCGGCAAGCGGGACGCCGCGCTGCTGCTGCTGGGGTTCGCCTGCGCGGCCAGGGCGAGCGAGCTGGTGGCCCTGGACATCGACAGCGTCACCACCCCGCCCGAGGTGGAGGGCATCGGCGTGAAGGTGAAGCTGTACCGCAGGAAGGTCAAGAAGTGGCAGGACATCACGGTGAAGTACGGGAAGGACCCCGACACGTGCCCGGTGCGGGCCGTCCGCGCGCTCATCGCCGCGCTGGCCGACGAGGGCCACACCGCGGGGCCGCTGTTCCTGCGGATCGACCGGTGGGGGTACCTCGCCCCGCCCATGTACCGGGGCGGCCGGCCGATCGGTGATCCCAGCGGGCGGATGACGGAGGAGGCAGCCTCGGACGTGGTGGAGAAGGCGATGGCGCGGGTCGGGCAGCCGGGCCGGTGGCGGTCTCACTCGCTGCGGCGGGGCTTCGTCACCGCGGCGCGGAAGGCTGGTGCCGACCCGGTGCACACCAGTAGACATGGCGGCTGGGTCGATGGGTCCAAGGCGTACCAGAGCTACATCGAAGAAGACGACGGGCTGGGCGACGACAACCCGCTCACCGACATCGGACTGTGAGGGGAGCCAGGGTGACCACTGAGGCGCAGGCGCCGTCGATCGTGCAGCTCGGGGCGGTGGTGGACCGGCTCGCCCCGGCCGTGTCCGGCTCCCGGCTGCGGCAACTGCGGTGGGTGGCCGGGGAGATGGAGCGGGCGCTGGCCGATCCGGTGATGCCCGCCGAGGCCCGCGCGAGCCTGCGGGGGCTGCTGGGGGATGAGGCGGTGATGGTGTACCTGACGCTGGCCGCGGCGGGGCGGCTGCGGCGGGTGGACAGCCGCCGGGCGGGGCCGTCGCGGGCGTCCATGAGCGTGCGGGTGTCGTGTCTGCGGCAGATCGCCGCGGCGGCCGGGGTGGAGGTGGCGGTGCCGAGCGTGCCGCAGCCGGAGGCGAGGCCGGAGATTCCGCAGCATCAGCAGGCGGCGCTGTACCGGAGGTTGGTGGACATGGCGTCCGGGGGTCCGCTGTCCCGGGACGGCACCAGCCTGTCGGTCGAGGATCGGACGCGGCTGCTGGCGATGGTGGCGGTGGTGCTGGATACCGGGGCGCGGACGGGGGAGCTGGCCGCGCTGCGCATGTCCGACCTGGACCTGGAGGGCGGGGTGGTCGCGGTGCGGCGGCGGGTGCAGCGGGCGTCGGAGATGCAGGTGGCGCGGGTGGCGGCCCGGGTGGGGCTGGACCGGTCGACGGTGGGGCGGGTGCTGTCCGGCCGGCTGACGGGGTTCCGGCTGAGTGAGGAGGCCCGGCGGGCGGTGTGGGAGGTGTATGAGGAGGTGGCGGGCCGGCCGGTGGTGGAGGTGTGCCGGCTGCGGGAGGGCACGGTGGTGGCGGTGCGGCGCTGGCTGAAGGTCCGGGAGGGCCTGGTGGCGGGGCTGGAGGGCCGGGTGGAGGCGGTGTGGGTGTCGCTGGCGGCGAACGCGGTGAGCCTGCCGGGGTTGCCGTTGCAGCCGCGGGGGTTGCGGCGGGCGTACAGCCGGGGGGTGGTGGCGCTGAACTGGGTGATGGCCGGGGAGCACGGCTGGGAGCCGCTGCCGACGGCGTTGGAGACGCTGCGCCGGTCGGTGGAGGTCCGGCCGGCGGAGGAGCCGGCGGGGCCGGTATATGAGCGGCATCTGGGTGGGCGTCCGCATGCGGTGTTGTCGGAGGAGCAGCGGGAGCTGGCGCGGGTGTTGCTGGCGGATCCGGGGGTGACGGTGGAGGAGGTGATCCGCCGGGTGGGGACGTCGCGGGATGTGTTGTATCGGGAGGTGCCGGAGGCGCGGTCGCGTCGGCGGTTGTAGTCGGGGGTGGTGTAGTTGGGCTGGTGGTGGGGCAGGTGTGGGGGTGCCGCCGCGCCGAGGCAGTGGGTGGCCCCGTCCTCCGGGCGCAGGAGGGACGGGGCCACCTCGCGTTGTGGGGTCAGTCGACGGTGATGCCGGGGTAGCAGTGGCTGTGGTCCCAGTCCTCGTCGTTGGGGTAGCCGCAGTGGCAGGTGGTGGGACGTGCGGGCAGCCCTTCAGAGCGGTACTTCAGCGCCATCAGCAGCGGGAACTTCGCCAGCCACGCTTTTGGGTTCTCCCCTTCCTGTTCCAGGATGTCCCATTCGCGGTTGAAGCAGTCGACGGCGACGTTTCCGGAAGGCGCCAGGAAGCCGGGGTTGGCCATCTCCCACAGGAGGCGGGTGTGGACGGCCTCGGCCTGGCGGAGCGCGAAGGAGCGGACGCGGGCGCAGTAGTCGGGGTCCATGTCGTCGAGGCGGAGGATCTGTCCCTCGGCGTTGCGCCAGACGCGGTCTTGGTCGAGGAGGTCGCTCCAGTGCTCTACCCAGGCCCAGTCTTCAGGGTTGGTGCTGTCGGGGTAGAGGTCATCGTCGACGTCGATGGTGTTCACGGATGCTCCTACAGGCCGGGGAGAGGCTCTTGGTCTACTTCGCTGGTGGGTGGTGTGGGGGCGTGGTGGTGGGGGTCGCAGTCCGGCCCGTAGCCGTTGAGGCGTGAGGCGGGTGAGGTGAGTTCGCGTCCGCAGCGGCGGCACCAGGCGCGGCGGCGCCCGTCCCCCGTGTCGAGGTCGGGGAGGGGCGCCTGTCGGTGCTGCGGGGTCATGGGCTCAGTGCGCGGCGGTACCGCTGTCGGTGGTGTCGATCGGCAGGTCGTGCTCGTCGCCGTCGTCGCCGTGGATCTCGGGGATGTAGGGGTCGCCGTGGAAGTCGCGGAGGTGGGGCAGGATCTCGCGGGCCGAACGGGTGGTGTTCTGGTCGGTCATGGGTTTCTCCTGGGGTCTGGTGGGGCGCCGGTTGTTTCGGTACGCTGGCCGCGTTGATCGCGGCGTATCTGGGCCCGCCCCCGGTTGGGGGACGGGCCTTCGTGCTGTCCGGGGTCAGGCGCGTGAGCGTTGCCAGTACTTGGGGTGGTTGCCGGTCCCGGCGCAGGTCGGGCAGTTGCCGGTGTCCGGGTCGCAGTACGAGCAGCCGCGGCCGTCGCACTCGGGGTCGGCGCCGGTTCCCTCGCAGGTGGGGCACTCGTCCATGGGCATGGGGCCTCCTTGGGGTCAGTGTGGTGGTCGGGCGGGCGGGTGTTGCCCGTGCTGCCCCGGCTGGGTCAGGGATGGCGGAGGTCGGCGATGAGGACGGTGGCGTTGTCGGCGCGCTCCCCGGCGTGGGCGATGGCCGCCTGGACGAAGCGGCGGGCGGTGGGGCCGGGGGTGCCGATGAGGTGGTCGGCGAGGTTCTCGCTGGCGTCTTCCAGGGGCTCGTAGGCGCCGTCGGAGGCGAGGAGGAGCCGGCAGTTCTCCGGGGCGCGGGTGGTGGTCTCGATGGCCGGGTGGCCGCACTCGTTCATGGTCTGCTCGTCGCTGTACTCGGAGCCGAGGTAGGAGGTGATGAGGTTTCGGTTCCCGCCGGGGAAGACGCGGCGGAGGTTGTGGTCGGCGGTGAGGCGGTGCACGGTGCCGCGGACCAGGACGTAGGCGCGGGAGTCGCCGCACCAGGCGATGGTCAGCGGGCGGCCGGGGATGCTCACGGCGACGACGGCCGCGGCCGAGGGCAGGTAGCGGCGCAGGTAGGGGTCCTGGCGGTCGGGTTCGGCGGCGTAGGCGTTGTAGACGGTGCGGAGGCCGGCCTCGGCGTCGCCGCGGTTGGCGGCGGCGCGGGCGAGGCGTCGGGCGGCGGTGCGGGTCCAGTCCCGGACGGCGTCGTCGGAGCCGATGCCGTCGAGGAGGGCGTAGGCGCGGCCTCCGCCGGGGATGGCGGCGGTGGCGGTGGCGTCGCACTGGTGGGTGCGGGTGCCGATGAGCTGGGCGGTGGCGTGGGTGTGCACGGTGGTGCTCCGTTCGGTGCGGTGCCTGCGGGCTGGGTGGGGTGTCCGGCCCGCAGGCGCGGGGGTCAGGCGGCGAGGCTGGTGTCGGTCTGGGTGAGGCGGCGGCGGGGCCGGTAGTCGGCGTCGTCCTTGTCGCGGGCCAGCTCGTAGAGGAAGAGGGCCTGGGCGTCGTCGGTGGGGGCGGGCTCGTCCCGCTCGTAGACGGTGGGCTCGGGGCGCTCCAGGACGAAGCCCATGCGGTGGATGGTGTAGGAGCGGATGCGGCTGAGGCGGAAGTTGCGCTCGTCGCCGCGGAGCCGGCACATGGCGACGAGGGCGATGTCGCCGTCGCTGGTGGTGCGGACCTCGTACGGCTCGACGGTGCGGATCGTCTCGGTGCCGTCGCGGTCGAGGTAGGTGATGGTGATGGCGTGCTGGTGGTCGAGGGCGCGGTAGAGGTCGGTGAGGGTGCGGCGGGTGGTCTGGCGGTCGGTGTGCTTCATGGCTGCGTCCCCCTGGGGTGTTGTCGGCGGGGTCAACACTAGCCGCTTTGCATTGCGTACGCAATACCAATGCGTGTAGTGTGGTACCCGCCGGGACAGGCCCGGACGAGCGGGCGACCCGCTTGCGTACGCACTACCCCCAAGGAGGACACTGGCGTGGTCACCACACCCACGCGCCCGCCGGGCCGCCCCAGGTCCGAACGGCGCACACCGCCGAGAGGACCCCGCCCCATGGCCCTGCGCCCCACCGCCAAGGACCACCAAGTCAAGAACCGCCTCGTCGAGGCCGCGGCCGTACTCCGCGAACACCAGCGCCCGGACCTCGCCGACGCGGTGGACTACGTGTTGTCCCCGAAGGGTTGGCCGATGCTGGGCCGGCTCCGGTCCGCGGCGGGCGGCTCCGACCTGCCGAAGAACCTGCCGATCTCGATGCAGCGGCCGGTGAAGGAGCACATCAAGCGTGCCGCTGCCGCGAAGGGCGACGACCTGACCACCGTGGTAGAGGAGGGCCTGCGGGCGTTCATCAACGGCGACTTCCGTCCGGGGCGGCCGCCCCGGGCCGAATACGGCACAAGCGACCGAGTCAACCTCAACCTCCGGCCGGACGGTGAGCTGGTCCAGCAGGCCAAGGCCATGTGTGAGGACAAGGCTCTACCGGAGGAGTGGCTGGGCTGGAGGCCGTCGGTGTCCGTAGTCGCCCGGCTGTGGCTACTGGAGCGGTATCCGCTGCCGCAGTCCGCCGACACCGGCGCCGAGCAGTAGCACCAGTGGGGTGGTGCGGGGTTCGGATGCCGACGACGGGGCCCCGCACTCGCCCGTAGCAGCACGACATCACCTATAGGAGTGACCTCATGGCGACAGCCGCCGAGGCCCCCGCACGCGCGGGCGGCCCGACTCAGCACACCCTCTTGCAGTTCACCCAGGCCACCAAGGAGAAGGCCAAGGCCCGCGTCGCCCTGTGCGGCCCGTCCGGCTCGGGGAAGACCTTCACGGCCCTGACAATCGCCACCGCCCTCGGGGCCCGCACTGGCGTCATCGACACCGAGCGCGGCTCGGCGTCCAAGTACGCCGACGAGTTCGCGTTCGACCGGCTGGAGCTGGACCAGTACGACCCGCGGATCCTGGTGGATGCCCTCGGGGTCGCCGCGGGGGCCGGCTTCGATGTGGTGGTGGTCGACTCGCTCACGCACTTCTGGTCCGGGTCGGGCGGGATGCTGGAGCAGGTCGACGCGATCGCCCGCCGGTCGTCGAGCAACAACACGTTCGCGGCGTGGAAGGACGCCCGGCCGATCGAACGGAAGATGATCGACGCGCTGGTGTCGTATCCCGGGCACGTGATCGTCACGATGCGGTCGAAGACGAAGTACGAGATCGACTCCTCCAGCGGGCGGAGCGCCCCGCGGAAGGTGGGGCTGGCTCCGGAGCAGCGAGACGGCATCGAGTACGAGTTCGACATCGTGGGCGACATGGACCCGGACAACGTGCTGACGGTCACCAAGTCCCGGGCGCGTGCCCTGTCGGGGGCGGTGGTGCCGCAGCCGACGATGGAGTTCGGGTTGCGGATCAAGGAGTGGCTGGAGGCTGGTGCGGAGCCCGCGGTGCGGCTGGAGGATCTGATCTCCCGGGCGGTGGACCCGCGGGCGACGTTCGAGGGGCTGCGGGAGTTGATGCAGATCGTGCGCCGGCAGCGGGTCGCGGCTGCGCCGCTGCTGGACGAGCACGGCAAGCCGTCGACGCTGGGTGAGGTGATTCTGCGCCGGGGCCAGGAGTTGAAGGCGGCGCAGGGCGCCGGGCCGGACAGGAGCGCCGCCTGATGGATACCGACAACACGACCGTGGTCCACCTGCCGATCCGGGTGCAGGAGAAGGAGGTGTGGCTCCTCACTGAGGACGAGCGCCGCACCGTTGGCGTCACTCTGGTGCGGGAGCCGCTGTTCGGCCGGGTCTATGACCTGTACTACCTGAACGGCAGGCGGATTGGTCCTGAAGACCGGGTGCTGGTTCCGGTCGGGTTCCCTCTGGACGGGAGCGCTGCCTGATGGCCTTCTTCACCGCGTGGGCCCCGCGGCAGAAGGGCATCGTGCTGGATGGGTTCGCTGGCCCGGGTGGCTGGTCGGAGGGTATCCGCCGCTGGCTGGGCCTGCACGATGTGGGCCTGGAGTGGGACGAGTCCGCCTGCCAGACCCGCGCCGCAGCCGGGCACACCACGATCCGGGTGGACGTCTCCGCGTTCGTGCTGGCGCCGCTGGTCGGCCGGGTGTGGGGGCTGATCATGTCCCCGCCGTGCACGAAGCTGTCCGCGGCTGGCACCGGCATAGGGCGGCGGTTCCTGGGCCTGCTGGCCGACGGGATCCGGCGGATGATGCGCGGTGAGGACTGCCGCCAAGAGGTCCGCGACGCCATCTATCCCGTAGCTCTGGCGGAGCAGCGCAAGCGCAACGCCAAGCGCCCGGAGGCGAGCCGCTGGACGGACGCGGAGATGGAGGCCGCCGCTCGGGACGATGCCTTCGTGACAGCGCTGATGCTGGAGCCGGCCCGGTTCCTGTACGCACTGGTCTGTGAGCGCGGCGGCCAGGGGGCGGCGCTGGAGTGGGTGGCGTTCGAGCAGGTCCCCGCTGCCGAGCCGCTGTGGCGGGTCTATGCCGAGGAGCTGCGGCGCCTAGGCTGGTCTGCGGCGGCGGGGGTGGTGAACCTCGCGGACTACGGCGGGGGCCAGGACCGGCCGCGTGCGGTCTTGGTCGGCTCCAGCGCTCGCAAGGTGGCCCTGCCGCCGAAGACGCACGGCGAGGTGTGGGGGGATGACCTGTTCGGGGGGCGGCTGCTGCCTCGGGTGACGATGGCGCAGGCGCTGGGCTGGGGTTACCTTCAGCGGCCGGCGCCGACGGTGACCGGCGGCGGGACCGCGACGGGCGGGGCTGAGCCGTTCGGAAATGGGTCGCGGAAGGCGATGCTCGCAGCGATGGCGGATCCGCGGCACTGGGCGTGGAAGCGTCCGGCGGACACGGTGTCCGGCACGGTCGGGCACGTCGGCGGCAAGCAGGCCGGAGGGCATCTGAATCTGGACCCGGAGGAGGGCGCGGTCCTTCAGACCTTTCCCCGGGACTACCCGTTCCAGGGCACCAAGGGGCAGCGGTCGCGGCAGATCGGCGACGCGGTGCCTCCGTTGCTGGCGGCGCATGTGGTGGCCGCGGCGGCAGGGCTTCCGGCCCCGTCCGCGCGTCAGGAGGCGGAAGGAGTAGCCGCGTAGCAGGTTGCCCGGGCGGTACGGGCGTGAGAGGGGCCGGAAGTCCTGCGGGGGCTTCCGGCCCCTCGGCATGGGTGGACGACGAAGAGGGAGGAGACGTCGTGCTGGTGGTGATTGCCCTGGCTCTGATCTGGGTGGGGCTGGTGATGGGCGCGGTCCGGGGGTTCTGGGTCCTGCGGCAGATGGCGTCGTCACCTCGGGTGGCGCGGGGGCCGGTGCCGTCGGTGCAAGCAGTGGTGGCGGCGGAGGCGATCGTGCGGGACGCCTACCGCAGGTTGGGCGGCCTGTACGAGCCGCCGACCGGCCGGCCGGGCCCGGCAGCGGCGCAGGGACAGCAGTCGAGGTGAGAGTGAGCGCGGGGAGATGGGTGGTGATGTGCGGTGTGGGCGGAGCTGGCGGCGGCGGGTGTCGCGGTGGCCGGGGTCGGGGTGGGGGTGGGGTGGCTGGCGGTCCGGCTGCGGGCGGCGCGGCGGGCGCTGGCGGCGGAGCGCGCCGCGCGCCGCCTGACCGATGCGGCCTGGGGCCGGGAGATGGACGCGATCGAGCACGATATCGCCGAGTTCGTGGCGGTGGTGCGGGGGGTGGTGGAGGGGCGGCGGGCTCAGGAGGCGGCTCTGGCGGAGGCCGGGGCGGTGGTGGACCGGGCGTGGGCCCGGCACGAACAAGAGCGAGAGGCGGGAGGGGGCAGCGATGGGTAGTCGACAGCGAGGCGGGACGGAGGCGGGGGTGGTGGGGTCGGTGGAGGCCCTGACCGGGCACCGGCACTGGCGGTACCGCGGGTGCGCCCCCGTCCCGGCGGAGGTGGCGGATTTCCCCGGGCAGGCGCTGGGGGATCCGGCGCTGCATGTGGATGCGTGGCATGGCGCGGACCGGGGCGAGACGCCGGAGCCGCAGCGGGAGCGGCTGGCCCGGGAGAAGGCTGTTCTCGCGGTCTGCGCCCGGTGTCCGGTGCTGGCGGAGTGCCGGGCGTATGCGTGCTCGGAGACCGCGGATGGGCGGCTGGCGGAGCCGCTGGGGATCTGGGGCGGGATGCTGGCGTTGGACCGGCATCGGGCGTTGATCCGGCGGCGGGCCGCGGCCGGGCCGGTGGTGCCGGTGCGGGACCGGCTGGCGGAGGTCCGCAGCGCGCAGAAGCAGGCGCTGCTGGCGGCGCTGGCGCGGGAGGTCGATGAGGAGTTGGTGGCCTGGCGGGCGGGGCTGGACCTGCGCACCGCGAACTGGCAGCGCAGTCTGCTGTGCGGGCTGTTGGGGCTGGACAAGGAGACCGCGACGAGGGCGGAGTTGTTGGCGGCGGCCCGGGCGGCGGGGGTGCTGCCGAGGGGGGTGCGGGTGCGGCCGGACGGGCGCTGGCCGGTGGCGGCGGCGCCGACCACGGACGGGGTGCGGCAGCGGCGGATCGCGCCGGGCCGGCCGGTGCAGTTGGTGTTGCCGGTGCTGGAGCTGGTGGGGCTGGTGCCCGCCGCCGGCACCGCGCCCGGTGCGGGCGGCGGCGGGGCTCTGTCGGCCGGCCCGGCAGCACCGGCCTCCGCAGACGGCGCGGGCGGTGCGGGCAGCCGGTCGTCCCGGCCGGGTCCGCCGTCCCGCCCCGCGGGCCGCGCCGCCAGTCCCGGTCCCGGGCGCGGTCGGCGACGGGCCCTGCGCCTGCTCCGGCCACCCGTCGAACCGCTACCGCTTCCGCTGGTCTTTCCTCCGGCCCCCGCCGCGGCGGGGGCCTCGTCGTCTCTGGGAGCCGCCGCATGACCCCCACCCCCACCGCGCCGTCCGTGGAAGTCCTGGCGATTCCCGGGATCGACGCCGCCCTCGCGGGCCGGCTGTCCGGGTCCGCCGCGGTCCTGGCCGGGCTGCTGGCCGCCGCCGCCCTGGACGAAGCCGGACAACCGAACCGGCTGAGCCGGTTCCTGTTCCCCGACCTGGACCCGGAGGCGGTGCGGCGGGTGTGGGACGCGGGCCTGGTCGTGGGGTACCGGGCCGGGTTACTGGCGGGGCGGCCCCGGTGGGACGCCGACGCCCTCGCCGCGGCCCGGGAGGCGCTGGAGACGGCGGGCTGGGAGGCGATGGCCGCCACCCTGGACGATCCGGTGGCGGTGGCCCGCCGGGCGGCCCGGGTCGAGCCCGAGTCCGTGCTCGTCCCGGAGCCGTGGTGACCGCCCCCCGGGGCCGGGGCCGGCCGGTGGTCTTCGACCAGGGCGCGCGGGAGCGGTTCCTCGCTGCCCTCACCGCGGGGGAGCGGCTGGAGGACGCCGCCCGCGCGGCGGGGGTGTCGCGGAACGTTCCCGCCCGCCACGCCCAGGCCGACCGGGCGTTCGCCGCCGCCCTGACCGAGGCCCGGGCAACCGGCCGGAAGGCCCGCGCCGAGCGGGCCCCGCACGGGGAGTCCCGCTACAACCACCAGCAGTGCCGCTGCCCGGTCTGCCGCACGGACGCCACCCGGAAACGCTCCGGCCGCCCCGATCGCAGTACCTCACAGAACCCCCACCCCAGGAAGGAGGACCCGCCCCATGCCCAGCCATGGTCCGCCGCGTGACATTCCCTCTCGGCCCCCCGCGCAGCGGGAGGGCTTCCCTACCAGGCGGGGAGGCGAGGGCGCGGGCGCCCGTTATTTAGGGTGCGTTTTCGTAGGACGGGGCGGGGTGATGCGGACGGATGTGCGATGACCTGGATGTCTGATGATCCGTATGACTATCGACACGAGCGGGGAGAGGGGCGGGACAAGTGACGGGCTCAACGGGTACGCTGGTGCTTGCGCCAGACGACCACTCAGATGTGAGACTGGCCCGACAACTGCAAAACGAACGGCCCCGCGCAGTCCCAGGTGTGTCACCACCCGGGGCGGGGCCGGTGCCGGAGAACCGCTTGGGGAAGCGGCCCGGCTATCGCCAACCGAGACTCGTGAAAGAGGCTGACGACATGCCTAAGCGTACCCACCTTTCTGCGTGGCACGACAGTGGACCCGGTGACTCCGCCCGTTTGCGGGCGTCGAGCACGGTCCCTGTCCCTCCGACCTCCCCCGCACGATGAGCGCCGCTGGCGAGGACATCCTCGCCTGGACCGAGGCCGCCATCACCCGCGTCGAGAACGCTGCCCGGCACGCCACCGAAGGCCCCTGGCGCACCCACGACACCCACCTCGACCACGGCGGCCACACCGCCACGATCCTTGCCGGGGAAGGCAACGACACCGAACTCCTGGCCTGGCTGCCCACCATGAGCCACGAGCCGTGGGACGACACCCGCAACGCCTGGCGGAACGCCGACCACATCGCCCTCAACGACCCGGAGGCGGTGCTGCGGCGCTGTGCCAGCGACCGGAAGCTCCTGGAACTGCACAAGCCCGAGGGCAGCAGCGGCGAATGCCGCACTTGCGTGGAGTGGTCAGAGACAGAGCACTGGCACTGCCCTGTCCCCTTCCCTTGCGACACCTTCCTCACGGTCGCCGAAGGCTACAACTGGCAGGAGGGCGGACAGTGAGCGCCAAGCAGCGGTGGCTGGCCCGCGTCACCAGCTTCGCGTTCCCCCGCACGTTCGCCACGCACTGGGGCGACACCGGCAGGAACTACCTGTGCTTCACCGCCGAGATCACTACAGGCAGCAAGAACGCCGTCGGCCGCGAGGTCGAGGTGCAGATCCCGGACGAGGATGCCGAGAAGCTGGCCCGCCAGATCCTCCGCATCATCCAGGCCCGGAAGGAGGTCGGCCAGTGAGCATCGGCCGACCCGACGTGCCGATGACCCGTGACGAATTGCGCGAGACCATCGCCGACGTCATCTGTAACCACGCCCGCATGAGCCCCGCTGTGCAGTGGGAGATCGACCTCCTCATGGGAGCCGTAGAACAGCACGTAGCGCTTCGCCTCAACGAACAGGCAGACAGGCTCGACAGCCTTCCTCCCAGCGGGGAAGCACTGCAAGGGCCGTACTGGTTCCGGGACGGCATCCACAATGCCGCAGACCTGCTCCGCGATGAGGCCGATCGGATCGAGCGGATCGCTCGTAAGTCTTCCCCGGCTGAGAAGGCACAGGGGCAGCCCTCACCCACGGAGGGGGATCGGATGACGTAAGTCCACTGGGCGGGAGGTCCGTGCCCCTTTGGCGAGGGGCTTCCTCTACCGCCCGGCCGCTTGGTGTTGGCGCACCGTCTGCGGCCTAGTTCCACGGTCCGAAGTGGCGCTTCGGACTAAGGCCCGGATCGACCGGTTGGCAGCCGGATCGGCCCGAGCGAACAGGTTCTGGCGAACCACAGACCACCCACCGAAGCAGGGGCCCTGTTGTCCCTTGTCAGCTAAGGACGGTTCCCATAGTGCCTCAGCGCACCCTTACTTGTCAGCTTGACGCCTCCCCTATGGGGGATTTGCGTCATTCATCCGCCCCTATCGGCGGCACCGAGTACCGCATCCCCGACCACCAGCAGCACATCCACAGCACCCCGTGCCGCCGCACCGGCCCCCGCCGCTGGCTCCGCGCCGTCACCTGGGCCGTCGCCGCCGGACTCCACCCCAAGGCCACCGCCACCACCCTCGCCGTCGCCGAAGACCTCGCCGGCCGCATGCACTTCGACACCGGCCACGTCCTGTACGGCCTCGACAAGATGGTCGCCCGGCTCGGCCTCTCCCGGTCCTGCATCACCGCCCACATCCGCATCCTCCGGGAGATGGGCCTCCTCGCCTGGGTCCAGCAGGGCACCCGCGCCAACATCCGCCGCGCTCTCGGCCTCAAGGGGTACGCCGGGACCGCCACCGTGTACGCCGCGACCATCCCCCCCGCCTACGACACCGCCATGGGTCACCGCACCGTCGGCGCCGGCTACACCGCGCGGGTCGTCGTGGACTACCGGACCATGCCGAAGCCGTCAGGAGAGTCTTCCCTCGGCGACTCCCATGACGGCTCCCCTGAGACTCCCCAGACTGCCGCGAAACGATCTTCGTGGACCCCTTCCCTAAACGTGGTTAAGGAGGAGGAGAAGGTTCAGGTGAGTGGTGGGTTTACTACTACCGCTGGCGCGGCAGCCAACCACGAGCCCGCCCCCACCAACACCGACAACGCCACCGGCAGCCGCCGCGGCGGAAAGGGCCGCGACAAGGCCAGCCGGAAGCGCACCACGATCTGCGGGCAGCCCATCACCGGCCGCATGATCGCCGAGGCCCGGCGCCTCGCCCCCCACCTGCGGGCCCGCGTCAACTGGCTCCAGAAAGCCAGCTACGGCCAGCTCTCCTGGGTGCTCCTGGACCCGATCGCCTGGGGCTGGGACGAGGAGCAGATCGTCTCCTGGTGCTACGCCCTCGGCCGCGTCTCCCACGACGGCCGCCCGTGGCGCCCCCGCTGTCCGCACCGCGTCCTCGCCAAGCACCTCCGCGCCGAACACGACCAGGCCACCGTCGAGACCGGCCTCGTCACCGCCGCCGAGAGCCCGTCCTGGCAGGCGTACCTGCTGCGCCAGTCCCTCGCCGCCCTCGCCACCGAGGCCGCCAACGACCTCGAGGACACCACCCCGGCCCGCACCGACGAAGACCGCCGCATCGCCCGCTACCACGGCATGAACGACCTCGCCGCGGTCGCCGACCACGTCGAACGCGACCCCGACGACGCCCTCGACCTGTACGGCACCTACCTGTGCACCCGCGCCATCCGCCTCACCGCCTCCACCCACTTCACCCAAGGAGCCTGACCCGTGACCGACAACCGAGACATCCTCGCCTGGCTGGACGCCGCCATCAGCCTTCGTGAAGCGGCGGCAAAGGATGCTGCGCGCTCGTACGGACCTAGGTGGGTTCGCCCGGTCGACAGCGACATGGTGCGCGTCTCGGAAGACGACATCTGGTTCCAGGCGCTGAGCGACGAGATTGCTGAGCACATCGTCTACAACAGCCCCGAGGTGGTGCTGCGGCGCTGCGCCGCCGACCGGAAGACGCTGAGCTACTACCGCTCCCTCAAAAGCATCGCCGAAACGCCCGACGAGGAGCAGAAGACCCGGCAGCGGTGGAAAGACGGCCGCGCCTCCGCAGGTGAAATGATCGACGCGCTGAACGCCGGGGCTCTCCGCGAACACGCCCTCCAGTCCCTCGAAGCGCTGGAGCCCGTCATCCGCAACCTCGCCGAGGGCTACGGCTGGACGGAGGGCGGCCAGTGACCACCACGCCCGAGCACTCCGGCGCCGACCTCGCCCGCGTCGCCCTCGCCGCCGCCCGCAAGGCCGCCAAAACCCGCCCCGTCAACGACCGGGCCGCCCGCCGGCGCCGCACCACCCGCCGCCGCGGCACCGGCCGCGACCCCCTCCAGCTCGGCGCCGCCATCGGCCAGCTCATGGACGACCGCGCCTGGGACGCCCCCACCGCCGGCGCGGACATCGTCGCCGACTGGCCCACCATCGCCCCCGAACTCGCCGGGCACGTCGCCGCCGAACGCTTCGACACCGACACCGGCGTCCTGTGGCTGCGCCCCGCCTCCCCCGCCTACGCCGCGAACCTCCGCCTCCTCGAACGCCAGATGGTCCGCCGCATCAACGAGAAAGCCGGCCGGGACATAGTCCGGGGCCTGCGGGTCCTCACCCCCGGCCGCATCGACCCCGCCCCCGCGGCGGCGCCCGCCTTTACCGCGGTAAAGCCCACCCCGGCGCCGGAGCCTGCCGAGCCGCTGCCCCCGCACCCCGCCTACCTCGCCGCCCGCGAAGCCATCCGCGCCGCACAACAGGCCCACGACAACAACCCCGAACAGGCCCTGCGCGACCGGTACTTCGCCGGGCACCGCAACACCCTCCGCGAACCCGACCCCGCGTTCGCCGACGCCGTCACCGCCCTCGAGACCGCCCAGACCGCCGAGGACCGGGACGCCGCCCGACGGGCCGCCATCGCCCGCGCCCGCGACCAGCGCGCCGGCCGCTACCCCACCACCCCCCGACCCCTCGGCGGCGCCGCCTGAGCCACGGCTACCCCGCTTCGACGACCTCCTCGAGAGCCCCGTGCTCATCCAGATGCCAGCGGACTCCTGCCTCGTCGGTGAAGTAGACGTGCGGCCGGTTGTTGTCCACCGACGCCTCCGGCCACCGCGACGAGTAGAAGAACGCCACACGCTCCGCGCCCAGCAGCGGGACCGGCACCGACCAAGGATTCCCGTCGAAGTCCGTGGCCCGGGAAGCGTTGTACGCCTCCCCGAACCTCACCAGAACATCCCGGACTGGCGCGTCGCTGTCGTTCCGTACCAGCACGAACCAGTGGTCGTACCCCTCGAAGCCGCCCATGCCGTCGTCTCTGCCGCCGCTCTTATGAGGCTCCATCCGTATCTGGGCAGCCTGCGCCCGCTTCCGGTCCTCCGCCACGGCCAGCAGCTCGGCCCGCTCCAGCGACAGAACCTCCTGCTGCCGTTCGATGAAGTCCTGCTGCTCCTTGATCTGCTTCTGCTGGCTCCGCAGTGTCTTGTACGCCGCCCACGCCGCCGCTGCCGCGAACGCGGCCCCCACCCACGTCGGGGCGTCCCCCCAGTCGATCCAGTCCACGGCCGCAGCCTACGAACGGCCGCCTGCCCTCGGGGCCGATCCGGGGCAATCCCCCGGCCACGACTGCGGCACCGTAGACCCCACCCCTTCCCCCGAGAACAGGAGCACCGCCATGCGCGACCCCCTCCACCTCAGCCTCCTCGCCGTCCTCCTCATCGCCATCGCCCTCGTCACCGCCGCCCTGACGATCACCGCGCGGGAGGGCCTGTGACCACCACCCCCGCCCGGCCCGTCACCACCATCCGCACCCAGCCACGCCCCCAACCCCCGGACTGGCGCCACGTGTTCCTCGAGCCCGCCTACACCGACGGCCGCCCCTGGAATGACCCCCACGACGACGGCAGACCCGGCTGCGAAGACGAGGAGGACGCCGTCGTCATTACGACGTAATGACGGCCCGTCTCCGGCTGCGGGACAGCCGCCCGGGGCGGTCTTCATTACGGCGTAATGAAGACCGGGCGGGAGAGTGAAACACGGAGCCTCCTGCTCCTCACCCGCCTCACGCGTCAGTATGGTGACGCCATGGCATCTCCGTATCCCGACGGCGACCGGGAAAAGGTAGCGTCGAAGCTCCCGGCCGCACTCCGGCAAGAACTCAAGATCCGCACCGCCGAGCACGGCGTCGACATCCAAGACGCCGTCACCGAAGGCATCCACGCCTGGCGCGCCGACGACGGCCCGCATCCGACCGTCGACACCGCCGGCGCCGAGTCCTTCTCCACCTGGCTCCCCGCCGGCCTCTACGACTCCTTCAAGACGACCTGCACCGCCCGCGGCATCTCCTACACCCAGGGCCTAGCCCAGTCCGTCCGCCGCTGGCTGGAGACCCACCCCTCCCCCGGCCGGCAGCCCCACACCGGACCCCAGCGCAAAATCGTCTGCAACCAGAAGGGCGGCGTGGGCAAGACCGCCATCGCCGCGGGGATCGCCCAGGCATACGCCGAGGACGGCAAGCGGGTCCTCCTCATCGACTACGACCCCCAGGGCCACCTGACCGAACAGCTCGGCATCGCCCAGATCCCGCCGGGCGAGGACAGCCTGGTGGCCCACATGTGCGCCGAGGGCAAAGCCGACCTCCGCGACCTGCTGGTCACCTTCGAAGACGAGCGCTTCGGCAAGCGGCTCCAGATACTGCCCGCGTGCTTCGACGGGTTCCTCCTGGACGCGAAGATCGCCACTAACACCCGCATCCGGCGCCGCGAGACCACTCTGGAGCGGGCCCTGGAACCGCTGGAGGCGGACTTCGACGTCGTCGTCATCGACTGCCCGCCGTCCCTGGGTATCGCCATGGACGCCGCCATCTACTACGGCCGCCGCCGCGAGGGGGAGCCCGAAGGCGTCTCCGGCGTCATCATCCCCGTCCTCGCCGAGGACTCCTCCGCCACCGCCTACGCCATGCTCACCGAACAGATCGAATCGCTGAAGGAAGATCTCGAGCTGGAACTGGACTACCTCGGCCTGGTGGTGAACCTGTACGACTCCCGCCGCGGGTTCGTCGCCACCTCCAGCCTCAAGCAGTGGAAGAGCCTGGGCGACCCCCCAGTCCTGGCGGTCATTGGAGACCTGAAGGAGCAGCGCGAGGCCGTCCGCATGGGCAAGCCGCTGCTGACCTACGCCCCCCACTGCGACCAGGCCGAGGCCATGCGGCAGATCGCGAGGGCCGCATCGTGACCGGCAAGGCCAAGCAGCTCGGCGCCTCGTCGGCGTTCGGCCGCGCCGGGACCGCCCGCAGCGCCCGCGGCCGACTCGCCGAGAAGGTCCTGGGCGGCAGCGACGACGGGCCGACCCGTCTCGCTCTCCACCTGCTCAGCCACAACCCGGACAACCCGCGTGACTCCCTGCCCGACGTCACCGAGCTGGCCGCGTCCCTACGGGACCACGGGCAGAAGTCCGCGGTGACCATCATGTCCCGCGAGGCGTATCTGGCGGCCAACCCCGGCCGCGAGGACGAACTCGAACCGCGGGCGGAGTACGTCGTCATCGACGGCAACTGCCGCCTGGCCGCCGCCCGGCAGGCCGGCCTGTCCTCACTGCGGGTCATGATGGACGAGTCCCTGGGCGGCGACCCGGACGAGCTGCTGGAGTCCGCGCTGGTGGCCAACATCCACCGCCAGGACCTGGCCCCCCTGGACGAGGCGCGGGCGCTGAAGAAGCTGCTGGAAGTGCACGGCACTCAGGAGAAGCTGGCCAAGCGGCTGCACCGCTCCCAGGGCTGGGTCTCCCAGCGGCTGGCGCTGCTGTCCCTGACGCCCGAGCTGCAAAAGCGCCTCGAGGCCGGGGAGGAGCCGGTAGACCTGCTGCGCGCGGTGGGGAAGAAGCCGCCGGAGCGGCAGGAAGAGGAACTGGCGCGGCTGAAGGAGGAACGGACCCGGAAGCAGACTGCGAGGCAGGCGGCGAAGCAGTCCGGGGAAGACGGCCATTACGGCGTAATGAGGAGGAAGGCGCGCCCGGCCGCGTCTCCCGTTCCCGCGACCGGGGAAACCCCGCCTCCACCGGTCCCGCCGGCTCAAGCCGAGCCGCCTGCCCCGCCGGCCCCGACTGGAGCGGCTGGAACGGAACCGCGGCGGGTGACGGTGACACTGCCGCTGCACGACCCCGGGGCGGTGTGCCTGATCCTGCGCGAGCGGATGGAGCCCGAGGCGTTGCAGACCCTCATCAAGCTCCTCACCCAGTAGGGAGCGCCCCGCATACGGGGGTTTGCGGGTGTTTGGGTTCACCCGTTCGGGTGACGCCCTGGCATATGCCTTCCCTATACACACAGTTCTGCGGCACCGTGGACACGTCGCCGATTCCCTACGGGTCGGCGACGCCGGGCACGGGGGAGCGGCATCCGGTGGTCTCACAGCCCCTGGGGGTTGTGGCGCGCACAGCAGCCCTCGGGGCTGTGTTCGCAGCCCACCCGCCGCCTCCCGGCCCGCGCGGACCTCGCCCTCCTCCGCGCCCCTACCTGCGTGACCGGAACCGGGGCTAGACTGGCCGCATCTGACGGGCCTGCCCGTGAGGTCACCGCCCCCGCCGGAGTCGTTGTCGGCAAACTCCGCTCCGGCCCGGGGGCGTTTTTTACTGCCCGCCCCTGCGCCACGCTCGGGACGACTTAGGGCGCACTTACCTATGCGGGGGCGCCCACAGGGCGTACGATCACCGAAAACACAACCTGTGGCCAAAACACGACCCCGAAATTGGACACCGAGGGTCATGTTGGCGCCAAATCGTAAGCGGAGTCTCACTCTGCGGCACCAACGGTGGCACAGTGAGGCCCACCGGCCCCGGGCCGCCGGCAGCCCGCGCGCCGCACCCCTTCCCTACGCGCCGGCCCGAGCGGAGACGCCCATGCCCGGAGACCCGGCAGGCCCCACCCCGCCGCACACCCCCAACGTCGTCCCCCTGTGCCCCCACCGCCGCGCCGCCGCCTCCTCCCGCCCCGCCGGCGACTGCGGCACCCCCCGGGAACCCGACGCCCCCGCGGCCCCCGCCGAAACCCCCGAGGCGATCCTCACCCAGACCATCCAGGCCCTCTACCTCCACCGCGGCCGGTCCCTGACCGACCCCGACACCGCCGAGGCGTACGACATCGCCCTGGAGGCCGCCCTCGTCATGGTCGACGCCGTCTTCGTCCAGGGCCACATGGGAAACGACGCCCACCACCGGCTGCGGCACATGGTCACCGCCGCCCGCCGCGTCCCCGACCTGCTCTAAACCGGCCACCAGCGGGAAAAGGCAGACGCTGCCTTTTCCCTACGAGTCGTTCACGATCGAACCACTCTGTGCCACGATGAGTACTGTCCGGATCACCCGGCAGCTCATCATCCGGCCCCGGCGCGCGCCCCGCAGCACCCCAGTACCGCGCTCCGCGCCCCTCGGGCCACCTCGTGGAGGGGACGCCATGGGAGCAGACGACACCGCCCACACCGCCGCAGCCCGACTGCGCCTCCTCGTCAACGAGTTCACCACGCCCCGCCGCACCGGCGGGGCCGCCGAGAGTCCGGTGCCGCGGCAGCTCCCCACTCAGCCCTCCACCCCGGTGGACCTCGGCATGCTGGACTACGTGCAGCGCCAGATCGGCGAGATCATCGACCACACCCGGCAGGCCGCCCCCGATGCCGGGCCGCCGCCGGCGGACGTAGTCGACTCCTACCGGTGGATGCGGGACCACACCGCCCATGCCGCCCCCGAGCAGCGCCTGGCCCGGGACGCCATGATGGAGCGGCACAGCCTGGAGCACGCGCTGGCGATGGGCGACACCAGCGTCATACGCAGGATCACCTGCCCCCGCTGCCACTGCTGGAGCCTGTTCTGGCAGTCCGCCCGCAGGGTCGCGGCGTGCGTCAACCGCCGCTGCCTCGACCGCGGACGCCCCTCGCTGTGGACGCTCCGTCAATTGGCGGAATATCGCGTGCAGAAGCGGGCAGTGGCCTCTCGTACCGCAACTTAAGCCGCGCCGAGCGAGTCCAAGTAAGCGGGTACGCGCCACCCGTACAATCGCATAACGGAACAATCCTGCACGAGTCCCCACCTCTGTCGTGCGGTCACAACCCCTCATCGGCGTCGTTGCTGCGAGCGTCGCCGCCGAGCCCATGGGAGCCCTCACCGTGGCCACACCGCATCTACCCGAGGACGCCTACGAACTCGTCACCGTGGAGGAGGCATCCGCACTGACACAGCCGACCGAGTACCCAGTGTCTGAGCGCACCGTCAGACGGTGGGTGACCGAGAAGGGCCTGCGCCGGGTCCGGCTCGGCGATCGTGGCGCGTACCGCATCTCGTACACCGACCTGCTGGAGGTGCAGCGGGACGCGGCCCGCCGCGCCGGCCTCAATCCGTAGTACCTGCTCGTAAGCCCTGCCCTGCCCTGCCGGACCCTGACCGGCGGGGCAGGGCTTTTCCGTATCCCCATACGTATTGCGTACGCACTACTAACGGGGGTATGGTGGCAGGGCCGACAACGGGACGGCCCCGCCACCAGGGGCCGTCCGGAGTACCTGCCGAAAGAGGCTCGCCATGACCGCCATCCTCGAACCCCCGGTCACCACCACCGCCACCGCGCCCGCGGCCCGCGTCCTCTACCGCGACCTCACCCCCGCCCAGCGCACCGCCTGGCACACCGCCGAGACCAAGGCCCACGAGGCCGCGCGGCGGCGCAGCATCACCGGCATCCTCACCGCCTGGGCCGTCGCCGCCGCCGCCCTGAACGTCGCCCTGTCCGACGGCGGCGAACTCGCCGAATGCGGCTGCCCCGAGCAGGGCTGCGACTGCGACGCCATCTACGACGCCGCCACCGGCGCCGAGACCGTCGACACCGTCGGCGGCGTGCAGACCCCGATCTGTTCCGCCTGCTGGAGCGAGCACCCCCCGGCCGACTGACCAGCCGGCACCCCTAGAGCGCCAGCCCGGCCCCGGTCGAGCACCCGCATCCCCGGCGGCAGTAGCACCCGCCGGCCGGGCTGGCACCAACCCGCCTTCTTCCCGCACCACCCGACACCGCACCCGGGAGACCGCCATGCCCGAAACCGCCCGCATCCTCCGCGCCGCCGCCCAAAACCTCACCTGGCGCGGACTCCACACCGGCGACCAGTTCGCCTCCCCCACCGGCGCCCTCGACGTCTGCGCCGCCATCTACACCGCCGCCCACGGCACGATCCCGCACGAGTTCCACACCGACGAGGTCGCCTCCATCGCCCTCATCGAGGCCAGCGCCCCCGCCATGGCCGCCATCCGGGCCGTCTCCGCCTCCCTGGAGAGCGAGCCCTGCACCACCGAAATCTGCCCCGGCCACGAGGTGCCCGACTACATCGAGCACGTCTCCAACTGGGCCGCCACCGCCCCCATCAACCACACCGAGCCGCCGACCGAGTCCGAGGTCATCGGCCGCCTCTACCGGCTCTCCCACCAGCTCGCCGCCACCGTCCCGCCCCAGCGGCCCGCCGCCTGACCACCCGCCCGCCCCACGACACCGACCGGAGCACCCGCCATGACCACCACGACCATCGCCCGCGCCCACGGCACCAACGACCGCCCCGACGCCTTCTACGCCGGCTACGCCGACGCCTACGACGAGCACCAGCCCGACACCACGCTCGACATGCTGTCCGCCCGCCTGGAGACGTTCCTGGACAACCTGACGCCGAACAGCCCGGACGCCTTCCACTACCTGCTCGGCTACAGCGCCGCCTACGTGCAGATGAAGCTGGGCGAGGAGGCGGTCGTCGAGGCCGAGGAGACGCTGGCCTACGAGGACCGCGCCGCGCAGCACCGCGCCCAGGCCTCCGCCGAGATCGCTGCCTACCGCGCCGAGGCCGGTGAGGACCGGTGAGCACCGTCTACATCACCCGCGGCCGGAAGTACCACACCGACGAGAAGTGCCCCCTCATGGTCGGCGGCGAGATGCTGTGGGACTTCGACAGTGAGGACTGGTGCCACATCGCCGGGTCCTACCGGCGAACCGCCCCCACCGCGTGGTACGCGGCAGCCTGCGGCAAGCTTCCCTGCCTCGGCTGCGTCCCCGACGAACTGCGCGCCTTCCCGCCACTGCACGGCCAGACCTTCGGTCACAAGCCGGTCAGCTTCTTCGGCGGCTCGCTCGTCTGTGCCCGCTGTGAGCAGACAGCATCCCAATCCTGGATCGACGAGTTCGACACCCCGCACTACCGCAGTTGGTCCGAGCCCGTCCCGTGGCCCTGCACCAGCGCGATCGTCCTCGGCCTGGTCGAGCGGGGTGAGGACCGGTGAGCGCCCGCATCCTGCCCCTGCGCCCCCGCCGCGGCGTCGACCTCACCAAGACCCCCGAGCAGTGCTGGCACGAGCCCCACAACTACCCGGACCTCCGCGAACACGCCGCCACCGCCGCCCTGGTCGCTGGCTCCCTGGGCTTTGACGCCCCCTTCCAGAGGTGGACCGGCCTGTCCGACGGCCGCGCCATCTGCCTCCTGCCCGGCGGCACCCGCCTCCTCTACACCCCCACCCGCACCTCGTCCGGGTCCAGCCTCACCGCCTACCGGCTCTGCGACCGCGGCTGCTGGCACGCCCAGGCCGTGCCCACCCCCGACCACCTGGCCGCCCTCACCAGCACCACGCCCGTGTGCGACGCGCACATCCCCCACCTGACCCTCATCCCCAGCGGAGGCACCGTCGCATGACCTCCTCCCACGACCCGGCCTACGTCGCCGCCCTCGCCGACCAGCTCCAGCACGCCACCGAGTTCCGCGTCCCCTGCGGCCAAGACCCCGACCTCCTCGTCATCCGCGACCCCGACGGAGACGGCTGGGCCATCGCCGACAGCGCCGACCCGGAGCAGGTGTGGCTCGGCACCTGGTGGACCTTCCGCAGCCACCCCGCCTGCGACAACCCCTACCGCTTCACCCGCGAGCAAGCCCTCACCGAGGCCCTGCGCCTCGCCAACCGCCCCGTCTACCAGCCCATCAAGGAGAACCCCAGCCATGGCTGACCAGAGCGCCATCGAATGGACCGAGGCCACCTGGAACCCCACCACCGGATGCGACCGCATCTCGGCCGGCTGTGACAACTGTTATGCCCTGACCCTGGCCAAACGGCTGAAGGCGATGGGCTCACCGAAGTACCAGAACGACGGCGACTCTCGTACCTCCGGTCCCGGCTTCGGCGTCACCACCCACTCGGACGCGCTGGACGTGCCCTACGGCTGGAAGAGTCCACGGACGGTGTTCGTCAACTCCATGTCGGACCTGTTCCACGCCCGCGTTCCGCTGGCGTTCGTCCGCCAGGTCTTCGCCGTCATGGCCGACACCCCGCAGCACACCTACCAGGTGCTCACCAAGCGGGCCCGCCGGCTGCGGCAGATCGCCCACCTCCTGGAGTGGCCGCCCAATCTGTGGATGGGCGTTTCGGTCGAGTCCGAGACCGAACTCTCCAGAGTGGACGACCTGCGGCAGGTTCCGGCCGCAGTGCGGTTCCTGTCCTGCGAGCCGCTGCTGGGACCGCTGACAGGGCTGGACCTCACCGGGATCGGCTGGGTCATCGTCGGCGGCGAGTCCGGCCCCAAGGCCCGACCCATGGACCTGGGCTGGGCGTCACAGGTCGTCCGGCAGTGTCAGCGGTCCCAGGTCCCCGTGTTCATGAAGCAGCTCGGCTCCCGCTGGGGCAAGCCGCACAAGGACATCGACCAGTTCCCGGTCGGCCTCCGCGTCCGCCAGTTCCCGCAGGAGGCCCGCTGATGGCGTCCGCGAACACCCGCCGGCCGCTCGACCCGAGCTGGTTCGAAGCCATCCACACCGAACCCGGCGACCTCGACGACTGGGACGTGGCCAGCCTCCTCCGCTGCAAACGCTGCGCCTCCACCATCACCCCCCACGCCGCATCGCCGACCCTCGCCGACCTCAACGCCGCGGCCACCGCCCACCACTGCCTCAACCCCCAGGAGACCTCATGACCGGCTACATCCCGCCCGCCATCAACGCCATGGTGCAGCGCCTCCAGCAGGCCACCGGGCACACCCCCACCGTCACCCAGCCGTGCAGCACCGTCCGCCACCTCGAACTCAGCAACGACCGCGTCACCCTCACCATCGACTACCGCCGAAACAGCCGCGGCAAGTGGTGCTGGATCGACTCCAAGCTGTACATCGACGGACGCGAGCGGCCCAAAGCCCAGGGATTCGACGACTTCGTCAGGATCTGGGGCGACCCCGACGGCACCAACACCCCCCAGGCCGAGCCCGTGACGCTGCCCGAGGTCACCCCTCTGCCCGACGACACCGAACTGCCCGCCGCCATCGAGCACCTGCGCAGCATCATCCGGGGCAGCCAGGCCGACGACGACCGCAACTACATCGGGCAGACCGACGACGGCTACACCCTCGTCCTCCAGGGCACCAAGGGCACCGCCCACCTGTACTTCACCCGGACCGGGAAGGGCGAGTTCAGCTACGGCCTCGACCCGCAGACCCCGTTCCGGTTCGTCGACCACGACGGGATCGAGCGCACGGACGAGTGCAACGGCCAGCTTGAGGTGCTGCTGGAGATGTTCCTCGGCGCGAGTCGGGTCGTGCCCGGCCCCACACCGTCCATCGGGCGGCCCCGGCAGGCCGCGGCCGTGAACTCGGTGACCGTCCGCCGCTCCACCGTCATCCGCGTCTGAGAACCCACGGGAGGCCCCTCATGACCGCGCTCACCACTGAGTCGTTGGCCGTCACCCGGCCCCGGCACTGGCGCATCGCACTGCCCGCCGGGACGTTCCTCCTCAACGACAACCAGCGCCTCCACTTCCGGCGCAAGGCCGAGTACATCGACCTCATCCGCCGCGCCGCCGGGTTCGCCGCCCGCGCCGCGAAGGTGCCGACGCTGGAGAAGGCCCACGTCTTCTACATCGTCTGCCCCAAGCCCGGCACCCGGCGCCGCGACCCCGGCAACTGGTCCCCCTCCGCCAAGGCCGCCATCGACGGCCTGGTGGACGCCGGAGTCCTGCCCGACGACGACTCCACCCGGCTCCTCGGCCCCGACCCCCGCCTCGGCCCGCCGGTCAAGGGCTCCCAGCTCGTCCTGGTCGTCACCGACCTGACCGCCATGGCCCCCGACCACCTCGCCCTCCTCAACCCGCCCGGAGACCTCTGATGCCCGCTGCTGCCCTCACGCCCCTGCGCCGGCCGGACTGGCGCGACCGCGCCAACTGCGCCACCACCGACCCCGCCTGGTGGGACGACGGGAACCTCCGCGGCAAGACCCTCTGCCTCAAATGCCCCGTCCTCGCCGACTGCCTCACCAGCGCCCTCGCCAGCGAAGGCGACACCGCCGACGGCCGCACCGGCACCCGCGGCGGACTCACCGGCCCCGAACGCAACGAACTGCACCTCGACCAGACCCTCCTGGATCTGCCCGGCGGCTGGGACGCCGAGGAAGCCCGCATCATCGCCCTCGAAGCCGCCGCCACCGGCCGCAGCACCGAGGACATCGCCCAGGAGGAAGGCGCCGGACCCCTCACGGCCCGCCTCGCCGCCCGCCTCCTGGGCCGCGCACCCGAACCCGCCACGCTCATCGCCGGCCGCCGCCTCGCCGCCACCCACGAACCCGTCATCCGACACATGCACAGCCGGCGCTGCTCCCTGGGCACCATCAGCGCCCGCCTCGGCGTGCGAGTGCCCGTCGCGCGGGCCGCCCTCGACGCCCTCGGACTCGAACCGGTCGACCCCCGGGCCACCTCCCTGACCGAGCAGATCCTGGAACGCAGCGACGAACTCCTCGCGCTGCGGAACCGCGGCCTGTCCCTGGAGGAATGCGCCCGGGAGATGGGGTCCACCAAGAAGGTCGTGCGGGCCGCGTGGGAGAGGATCCGCAGGAACACCACCCCGGCCGCCCAGCAGGCCGTGGCAGGGCTGGAGCTGGCGTCATGACCCCCCGCACCGCCACCCAGCGCGGCGACCTCGCCGAAGAGGTGCTGCCCGTCGCCGCCCACCTCTCCCTCCTCGTCCACGGCGACGGCGGCGACCGCGACATCCAGCAGGCCATCGCCCGCCTCGACGCCGCCCAGCGCGACGCCCTCATCGTCGTCCTGGCCGCCCTCGCCGACCCCGACCGGCCCCTGGGCGCGCTGCTGGGCTGGGTGGACTTCGACGAGCGGGGCCGGCCCGCGGAGCCGGACCTGGACGACCGGACCACGCTGCGGCAGATCGCCGACGAGTACCCGCTGTGGGCCGACGGGCCGGACATCGACGAGGTCGCGGTCCGCCGGGCGCTGACCGGGGAGCCGGTGCCGCTGACGCCGCGGGAGCGGACCCGCGCGGTGGAGGTCGGGATCCTCCGTGGCCTGAGCTATGGCGGCGTGGCCGACGCGCTCGGCATGACCCGCGCGGCCGTCGAGAAGTCGTGGGACCGGACGAAGAAGAAGCGCCGGGCGGCCGGCCTGCCGGTGCCCGAGATCCCGGTCAACGAGATCCGCGACGCCTCCTGACCCCCGTACCCCGTACACCCAACCCATCCGAAGGAGACCAGCATGGCTGGAGAGTGTGTGATCACTGTTGTCGGCAACCTCGTCGACGACCCCGAACTGCGTTTCACCCCCGACGGGGCTGCGGTGGCGAAGTTCCGTGTCGCGTCCACCCCGCGCACCTTCGACCGGCAGACCAACGAGTGGAAGGACGGCGAGTCCCTGTTCCTGACCTGCTCGGTGTGGCGGAAGCAGGCTGAGAACGTCGCCGATTCCCTGGTGAAGGGGGCGCGGGTCATCGTGCAGGGCCGGTTGAAGCAGCGGTCGTACGAGGACCGGGAGGGCGTCAAGCGCACGGTGGTGGAGCTGGACGTGGACGAGGTTGGGGTGAGTCTGCGGAATGCGACGGCGCGGGTGACGAAGGCCGGTTCGGGTGGTGGGGGTCGGGAGGCGTTCGCGCAGGCCCGGCAGCGGTCCGCGCCGGGTGATCCGTGGGCCGCAGGCCAGTCGCCGCAGTCGGGCGGGTGGGGCGGTGGTCAGGGCGGCGCCGCGGATGAGCCGCCGCCGTTCTGACGGTGCCGCTGGTGGAGGCCCGGTCCTGGTGTGGGGCCGGGCCTTCGCCGTGTCTGGTCGCAGCACACATCCCTATTCGTATTGCGTACGCACTACCAACAGGGGTATGGTGAGACCACCGCCCCCCACTCCCGAACGGGCCGTCCGGCCGTCCCTCCCGACGAGGGGACCACTCCCGCGAGTGGATCGCAGCCGGCCGGGCGGCCCACCCAAGCCAGCGCTCCGGAGGCACCCATGGCCCGCCGCAAGCCCCGATCTCCCGGCGTCATGCTCCGAGGCCGCGCCGCCGGCCTCCACTACTGGGACGACGAAGTCACCGCCGACGGCGGCAAGATCCGCCTCCGCCGCGAGCGGGCCGCATTCCAGCAGTCCTTGCTCACCGAGTACGGCATCACCACCGGCTGAACGCCCGCCGCTGCCCGCACCCCGTCCAGCACCCGTTCCGAGAGGACACCCCTGCCATGACCGACACCATCGCCACCAGCCCGGTCCGCTGCCCGCACGCCGACTGCCTCTGGGAGCTGGACGGCATCCCGGACCACTGCCCCACCGCCCGCGACTGGCACCTGGCCGCGCACCAGGCCGAGGCGCACGGCGTGCCGATGACCGCCGAGCAGATCGCCCTCGGCCACGCCATGGGCTACACGGTGGCCGCGGACGAGCGGCAGCTCACCCCGGACAACCTCGAAGAGGTCGACGGCTGGCTCGACCGGGCCGACCAGTTCGCCAAGCCGTACTGGGAGACCGTGGACGGCCGTCTGACCGTCACCGGACTGCGGATCGGCTCCGGGGTCGGCCGGACCGTCGCCCGCTTCGGCGACACGATCGTCCGCCACCCCGACGGCACGCACACCGTCCGCCGCGACACCGAGGCGGGTGCCCGATGAGCGAGACCCCCACCCCCGCCCCGCTGGCGCCGGAGCGCGAGGCCCTGCCGGCCCCCGGCCGTGACGTGCACTCCGTGATCCTCGCGGCGCTGACCGAGTACGCGAAGACGTGCGGCCCGGTGGACGTCGCTGAGCACCGCGTCCGCGACTACATGGCCGAGTGCGTCGCCGAGAAGCTGACCGAAGCGGGCTTCCCCGCCCACCTCGGACACCTGGAGCAGGTGCAGGCCGAGCTGGACGCCGAGCGCGAGCGGTCGGAGAAGCGCCGCAAGCGCATGGCCGCGGCCGAGGGCGACCTCCAGGACATCCGCGGCCTGCTGGCCCCGTCCGGTGCCCCGCGCAGGGTGCCGATGGAGCTGGGGGAGCGGGTGGCTCCGGCGGTGGAGTGGCTGCTGGCCGAGGTGGAGCGGCTGCGGGGCGTGGTGGACATGCAGTCCTCCTCGATGACCGCTCTGAGCCGCGAGCTGGAGACCTACCAGCGTCTGGAGTCGGAGCGCGAGGGCAACCAGCGGGTGGATCAGTCCCTCGCGGCGGTCGCGAATCGGCGGGTTGCCGAGCTGAACCGCGAGGTGGAGCGGCTGCGGGCCCGTGCCACCGAGCTGGAGCAGCAGACCGACGCCGCCCGTGCCGTGCACCGCAAGCACGACGACTCCCCCCACTGCCGGCACGACGGCGAGCCGTGGCCGTGCCCGACCCTGACCGCGCTCGACGCCGCCGCCATGCAGCACCGCCCCGCCGAGTCTGCCCGCGCCCTCCCCGGCCGGGCCGCCCGCTGCGCCCGCCCCGGCTGCGGCCACTCCGGCGCCGACCACCACCACGCCAACGCACGGTGCTGGGCGAACTTGCCCCGGGAGCGGAAGCCCAACGGCACGTGGGGCCCGATCCGGGTCTGCGAGTGCTCCGGCTTCACCGCCGACACCGGCGAGGCGGGGAAGCAGGGGTGACTCCCACCGCCGAGGTGCTGGTGCCCGGTGTGGTCGTGGACGAGACCCGCGACCTCGCCGGGCACCTGTCCACCGCCGTCCTCTCCGCCGACGGCGTCTACCGCTACCTCCTGACCCGCATCTGGCAGCCTGCCAGGCCCCTCGCCGTGTGGATCATGCTCAACCCGAGCACCGCCGACGCCAACCACGACGACCCCACCCTCCGCCGCGTCACCACGTTCACCCGTCGCGCCGGCTGCGGCGGCCTTGCTGTCGTCAACCTCTACGCCCTCCGCTCCACCGACCCCGCCGCCCTCCGCGACCACCCCGACCCCGTCGGGCCGCTGAACGACGCCTTCGTCCGCCGCGCCACCGCGGAGGCCGGGCTCGTCATCTGCGCCTGGGGCGGCTCCTTCCCCGCCCCCGACCGTGCCCAGGCCGTCACCCGGCTACTGGCCCGGACCGGCGCCCGGCTCCGCTGCCTTGGCACCACCACCAGCGGCCAACCGAAACACCCCGTCCGCCTCCCCAACGCGACCCCGCTCGTCCCGTACCACCCGGAGCCACACCCATGACCACCCCAACCCCGACCGGGCCCGCCCTCGACAACCGCGAACTCCACGTCCTCCAACGCCAAGCCGACGGCATCCCCCTCCGCGAAATCGCCGCCGAACTCCACCTGACCACCGGAGGAGTCGGCAACATCAACCGCGCCATCACCCGCAAACTCGGCGCCCGCAACATCACCAACGCCGTCCTCCTCGCTTGCCAGGCCGGCATCCTCGACGGCCGCCCCCGACGCCACGGCGACCACGCCGGGTACGCCGCCCACCTGTACCGGGGTGAGGAGCCCTGCGCGGCGTGCTGGGCGGGTGAGCGCGCCTACCGGGCCGAACGCAGGCGGGCCAGGAAGACCCGCCGCAACGCAGCGTGACACCGGTCTCCGGAATCCCGGGCCGAGCAACTACCCACCGCAACAAAGGAGCCCCGATGACCGACCAGACCCCGTGCTGCTCCACCCGGCACTGCGCGGACCACGGATGGTGCCACCGCTGCAACCCCACGCTGGCCGAAGCGTCTCGCCATGTCCTCCGCGCCATGGACGCCGCAGGCATCGCGCACGACGGCCGGGTGTACGCCGCTGTGATGGCCGCGATCGCCGGACGAACCCCAGGACCCGCCGTGATGCCCGTGGCCGACGCCGAGCAAGCCGCCCTCGCCGCCCGCATCACCGCAGAACGCGACCGGGCCGCCACCGCCGCAGCCAACGCCCGCGACGAGAGCGTCGCCCGCGTCAACGAGGGCATGGCCGCCGGACTCGACATCGCTCTCCGCATCCTCAACGCCCAGCCCGAACCTGCCGCGCCCGCCCCGGTCGACGAGGACCGCCGCACCCACGACAGCGATGGCGCCTGCGTCCTCGACTGCCCGCCGGTCGGCGACCCGAGCCCGTGCCCGTGCACGCCCGGGGTTCTCGACCGCCGCCAGCGGTACGACCACGCGCTCCGCACCACGCCCCGCGCCGACTGCATCGACTTCCCCCCGAACGGCCCGCACGGACCCGACGGCCACCGGTACGACGCCCGCTGCGCCCTGTGCACCGGCGACACCGGAGCGCTCGCCGCCGACCTCCGCGAGCGACTGCGCAAGGCCGAGCAGGAGGCCAACGCCACGGCCACCGCAGCCGCTCACCTCACCACCCTCGCCCGGCAGCGCGCCGAGCGGGCCGAGGCCGCCGTCAACCGTGCCCTCCGCCGCCTCGACACCTGGAAGCAACGCCTCCCCGAGACCGTGCGCACCACCACCGTCATCGAAACCCTCCGCGCCGACCTCGCCACCGAGAGGACCCAGCCGTGACCGACACCGACCTCGACCGCCAGCGCCACCAGCTCAGCGAGCTGATGTCCGCCATCTCCGAAGAGCGCTACGCCGCCGGCTGGCTCGACGGCCTGGACCGCCGCCTCCACGCCGAAGGCGGCCTGTGGGAGACCATCGGCCGCGCCATCGGCTGGCCCGTCGGCGACTACAAGCACTGGACGTGGATGTCGTGGAACGAAGCCGGACGGCAGTACAAGAAGGAGGGCCGATGACCACCGCCACGGCCCCACGCAGGGTCCAGCGCCAGCGCACCCGAGGCTGGACCGCCCCGCTCGACCACCTGGGCCGCAAACCCGTCTACGTCGGCCGCGGCACCCCCTACGGGAACCCGTGGATCATCACCCAGGACAACCACCGCAACTGGATCGTCATGTGGGACGGCACCCGGCAGCAGGCCCTGCCCCGCGGGCTCAACACCTTCACCCCCGCAGACGACAGGCGTGACGCCCACGCCACGGCCGTGCGCCTGTACCGCGAGCACCTGGACGCCCACCCGGAGCTGGTGGAGCGCGCCCGCCGGGATCTGGCCGGCAGGGACCTGATGTGCTGGTGCGCGCTGAAGCCCGTGCGCCTTCCCTGTCATGTGGACGTGCTGTTGTCCCTCGTCAACGGGTGATCTCCGGGCGTACGGTGTTCGTGCTGGGGGCACCCTGTAGCGCCCCGTTCTCCTGCGGGAGGGCGGGGCGCTTTTTCGTGTGTGGGGGCCGTTCCATAGTTGAAGCCGTGTTGAAGTTCTTCAACAGGGGTGAGCATGGCCGTGCCCCGCCTTCTCCGTGTGGAGGGGCGGGGCACTGGCGTGTCTCCGGGGGCTTCCGGCTCCGCGCGGTGTGACGTCCCCAGAGCGGGCACCGCAGTGTCGGGCCGGGGTCTGGCAGCAGACCCGAGCCTGGTCCCGGCAGACACCGCCCATGGTGGCACGCGGGTCCGACAACGCCCCCTGAAACGCGAAGGCGCCCCGCCTCTACGGGGGATGAGGCGGGGCGTCACGGGCAGTGTGGCACGCGGCACCGGACGGCGTGGCAGGGTTCACCCCCGCGCGTCACCGGCCGACAAGCCAGGCGCCGAGTTGTATGGCGGCGTGGAGGAACAGGGCGAGGGCCAGGAGTCGGGGGACGGGAACCATCTCCGTGGCCCACCACCACACCGCACGCATCACGACACCTCCTCGACCAGCTCAAGGCCGACAACGAGCCGCATGCCGCACAGGGCGAGGAGGCGTTCGGCCCAGGGCAGGGTGAGCGTGGTCCGCCCGGTGAGCATCTGGCTCACGTGCTTGGCGGACAGGCCGACACGGCGGGCGGCGTCGGCCTGGCTGATGCCGGCCGTGGTGAGCGCGGCGCGGACCTGGCGGCGGAGGGCATCCTCAGCGGTCACGGCTGCGCCTCCAGCTCTTCAGCGTTACCGAGGGCATGCCGGAGCCGGTGCAGCCGATCCCGCGTCCAGCAGTAGAACCGCCCCACCTGCACGGCCTCCAGCACCCTCGGGTCGGTGGACTCGTGGGCACGGCCGAGGAGCCGCAGCCATTCCACGCCGACCCATGCCACGCCGCGGTGGTAGCAGCGCGGGCCGACGGAGCGCGTGTCGTGGGGCGGGCAGCCGTACTCGACCGGGCCGCCCGAGACACGCTCGATCAGCAGGTCACAGTGGGGGTGGCCTTCGATGCCTGCCTTGATGGCTGCTGCGGCCTGCTCCGGCGTGCTGTACTCGCGTGCCGTGGTCGCCGGATCGTGGGAGAGGCAGAGGACGTAGTAGGTGCTGCTCACGGCTGCTCCTCGACGGGCGGGGTCCAGCCCAGCGCCAGCAGGGCCTCCCGCGTCCGGTCGGGGATCACAACCTCGGCCTCGGCGTCGGTGGTGACCTCGTAGGCGATGAGGTCCAGTTCGAGCACGGGCACCTTGTCGACGCTGGCGCTGAGGGTGACGGCGCGGACGCCGGGCAGTTGGCGGCCGTCGAGTTCGACGGTGCCGGTGCCGTCGCCGCGGAGGTGGAGCCGCGCGGTGCGGGTGGTCACGACCCCTCCCGGGCGAGTTCGTATGTTTGCTCGAAGATGTCCGGCTTACAGGGATAGAACTCGCCCTGGACGCCGCGGATCACATAGTCGCCGCGGTCGACCCAGTGCAGTCCCTCAAGCGTGGAGATAATCATCCGGCCGTCTCGGGGGTCGATACTCACGCCGCTGGGCGGGTACGGCTCGCGACCCTCGATGACGGCCATGGGATCGAAGGAGCCGAGTGTGTTGGCCTCCACCCACTGATAGACAGCGTGTGTCTGGGCGGTCGTCCCGTCGAAGAGCATGGCTTCGACCACGACGGGCTTCTTGCGGTAGCGGGGCATGTCATTTCTCTTTCGCGGTGGAGGCGATGGCCTCGCGGACGAGCGCGGTGGGGATCTGCTCCGGGTACTGCGAGGTGAGGTCGATGATCCGGGTGACGGTCTCCTCGGCGGCGCGGTGCAGCGCGGCGAACGTCTCGGCAGTGCGGCGGAGGTCGGCGACGTCCTCCACCACGCCACGGGACGGACCACGCGCCCCGCCGACCGCGGCGGCGTGCATCGCGGCGATGGTCTTGCACGCCCGCTCGTAGTCGGCTCGGAGCCGGTCCAACTCCTCCCGGAGCCGGGCGGCCTTCTCCCCGCCGCCGGCGGGCTTCTGTCGGCAGCGGGTGGCCTGGGTGTGGCCGTCGGCGCACTCCTCACCGCACCCGGCCGGCCGTTCGTCGCGGACCTCGGCGGCACGGATCGGCGCCAGTGCGGACACGTCCGGCCCCTCCTCCGGGACGGGTTCAGGCCGGGTACCGTCGTCCTCCCTCCAGCCAGGACACGGGACCGGGCGGCCTTGGAACATCAGGGTGTGCGCGTCATGCGGCATTCTCCGGCCCCAGCGCCCGCAGCCTCCAGGCACGCTGGACCGCCACTCGCTGTAGAACTCCCGTGCCGCCTTCAGCCCGTCGGTGCCGGTTGCCGGGTAGCCGAGAACGATTCCGAGGGCGACTTGTAGCCCGAGGAGTTCCCCGGCGATGTTCCCTCTGGCGTGCTCGAGGACTTGGCCGCTGTCGTAGCGGGTGTTCCGGCGGTGGAGTTCGGCGACGATCCGGTCGCGTATCGCCTCTTTCGCGGCGGCTTCGGCGGCTTCGGCGGCTTCCCGGCCCTTGCGGTACAGGTCGGCGGCCTGGTCGGCGAGGTCGTCCCAGTCGGGGGTACGGCACAGGGTGCAGATGCGCACGGTGAGGGGGTCGCCGCCGCGGAGGCGGGTCTCGTAGTGGTGGTCGCAGACGGCGGAGACGGCGATGGGTTCCGGGGGCTCGGTGGAAGGGGCCATGTCTCGATGGTGGCGGTATTCCGCGCCGACGTTCCCCCCGCTCCACCCCCTGCCCACACGGCAGGATGGCCCGCCATGAACACCACCATCACGGCCCTACTCGCCGCCGCGGACGAGCCCCGAGACATCGGCAAGACCACCGGCATTGACATGAGCGAAGGCTGGGGCATGGTCATAGCCGCCGTCTTCACCGGCCTGTTCGTGTTCGCCGCTGGCCTCATCGCCTACCGGGCCGGCCGGCGGCAGGTCGCCGACCAGGCCGCTGCCGAGCACCGGGCGTGGCGGCGCCAGAACCGGCTTGAGGCGTACCAGCGGTTCATCACCGTGATCGAGGAAGCGCATCAGGCTCTGGAGAAGCGCCTCAGTGATCCGGAGAGCGGTAACGAGGAAGTGCTGCGGGCGCTTGAGCGGATGCTGTCGGCGGAGACCGCGATTCGCCTGGCCGGTCCTGCGGCGATGGCAGGTCAGGCGAGGGACGTGACGAAGGCGGTACATGAGGCGCGGGGGTATGTGTTCCGGCCGAGGTCTGCTTGGACGCCAGCGGTTGGGCTGGAGTGGACGGCTTGGGTGGGCAAGATCGTTGCCGCTGAGGAGCGGTTCGTGGAGGCTGCGGCGAAGGTGCTGGACGATCCGGGGCAATGAAGTCGGTCGAGGGCAGCGCGCGGAATTGTCAGTCCTGCCAGCCGAGCGGGACCAGCGTCGTAGGCGTCGCCGGGGTAGACCAGGCCGCCGTTGAGGGTGGCGTGGTTGAGGGCCCGGATCGCCTCGGCGGCGCGGTCGGCGAGCTGGGCGGGTGTGGCCGGGGCGCTGGTGTCGGTCATAGGCGGGAGTCTGCCAGGGACGGCATGATGGGCGGATGAAGGACGAGGAGAACCACCCAGTGGCGTGTTCCGGGTGTGAGCAGGTGCCGTGTCACGTGTGCGGGTCGTGCCCGTGCCAGCCGGACGACTATGCGTGCCGTCGGGCTCGGCATTGGGAGATCGAGCCGCCGGTTTAGCGGAGGATCGTCCAGACGATGACGACGGCGACGAGGATCCCGAACCAGAGCGGGATGCCGGTGCGGGTGAACCTGCCGCGGTTGTCGCGGGGCGGGAGCCGTCGCGCCATCGTGATCCCCCTCCTGCATGGGCCTGGGCGGCCGTGTGCCGTCCGCTCTACGGTGCGGACGGCACTGGGGTGGGGCAAGGGCGCGAACCGGCCCCCGGGGAGGCGTACGGGGGCGCTCAGGGCTTTTCGAGCGGGAGCTGGGCCTGGGGCTCAGCGTGGCCTTTGGCCTTCCACTGCTTCCGGTACCGGTCGACGTCGTCGGCGCACTCGCGGCGGGCGTGGAACACCGCACTGTCGTCGCCCAGGTCCGGACGCCACAGGTTCGGGCCGGGGAACCTGACGGACTTCATCCGGGACGTGATGGCCTCCCCACAGCCCAGGCAGTGCCCGGCCGGGATCGACATCAGCTCCTCGGCCATCGCCATCCGCTCCTCGATGACCCGGTCCTGGAGTTCGCTGGTGCACGGCGGCAGCTCGCCGCATTCCCGGCAGACCGCGTAGTGCTCGGGCAGCACCTTCCAGGTGTAGGAGGCCGGGGCGCGCAGGTGCCGCGGCTTCGCCTGCGGCTTCCCGTGGGGCCGCACGACGACGTTGAACGGCCGGTCGATCCAGGTGGCCTTCTCCGGCCGCTCACCGTACGGGGTCAATCTCGACTCCCAGCGTTTGACGGCCTCCTCGAACGCCTTCTCCCACTCCTCGCCCCACAGGTCGAGGGGCTTCTCGCGGATCTCCAGGACTTCCCACGGCTTGCGCTGGAAGACGACGACCATGCCGGGGGCGAGCTGGAGCCGGCGGGAGAGGCGCTGCCGGTCGTGGATGCGGTCTTCCTGGCGGCGCTTGGCAGTGGAGGCTTCGCCGATACGGGGAACGTGGGTGAGGTCGATGGGGCGGAGGGCGACGTAGGCGTCTCGGGTGGGGTTGCGGCTGACCCAGTACATCTCAACGTCGAGGCCGTCGAGGCGGATACGCATCACGGCTGGGGCTCCTTCGGTTGGGAGAGTTGGAGCAGGTCGTCGAGCTTGCGGAACAGCACGGGGTTGGTCTCCATCAGCCGCGGCGCCCACTGCGACAGCAGGGCACGGACCTCCGCGAGCTGCCGCTCGGCGGTCATCGACGGCGGCTGCTGGTCTGTGCCGAGGTGCCGCTCGTAGTCGGGGCGCAGTTCCTTGCAGCGTTCGCAGGTGACCGGCGTGCCATCGGGGAGCGGTCCCTGGGCGGTGGATCGGCCGCAGATCCCGCGCCCGGTGGCCCACGCGTCGAATTGCGGCAGCCACTCGTACAGGGCCAGGTGCACGAGGACGGGCTCGTCGGGGAGCGGGAGGCGGGCGACAGGCACGAGGTAGCGGCGGTTCCGGTCGAGGCCCTGCTTGTCCCCGAGGCGGACATCAACGGTCACGGATTCGGCTCCTCGGCAGTCAGGGCGGCCTCCATGGCCTCGATGACGGCCCGGTCCCCGGACTTCCGGACCGCGGCCACCACCCGCTCCAGACGGGCCTCCGCGCGCTGCCGGGCCTCGTGCGGGGTCAACGCACCCGGCGCGTGCCGCTGCACGACGAGGGTGTACATCTCCGGCGACTCGGCGATCTTCACGTCGAAGTGCAGCTTCGTCTCGCTGTAGTTCGGCGCGTCACCCAGGAGGGTCTTGGCCATGGCGACGTAGGCCGCGGCCATCTCCCGGGCCATGGACAGTTCCATCTCCCAGCGGCCGGCGCGGAAGTCGGCGTAGCGGATGCCGAGCTGGTCGGCCTGCTGCCGTGCCCACTCCTCGGCTGCGTGGTGGTCCAGGGCGGCGGTGACGGCGGCGCGGAGGCAGCAGTCACCGATGCGGTACATGTCGGCGTGCTCGTTGCGGTGGCGGCAGTCCTGGAAGGCGGCGTCGGCGGCTTGGAAGACCTCGCGGGGGAGGGTGCTGGTCACGGGCGGTCCTTTCGGCGGCGGAGGGTGTGGGCGGCGGTGTAGAGGGCGGACGCGGCGAGCGGGACGAGGATGAACAGCACCCCCGGATCGGTGAGGCGGCTCACCGGCTCCCTCTGCGGCGGGAGGCGGGGGCGACGGCCACGGCGAGGGTCGCCAGGACCACCGCGGTCATGTAGGCGGCCACGCACAGCGGGCCGGTTATCGCTTCAAGCACGCGGGCCGCCCGGGTCGCGGATGAGGGGGTTGCCGGGGCCGGGATCGATCTCCTGCCCGAGGCGCACCAGCGTGGTGAACTCGGCGTCCGCGATCAGCCGGTCGGCGGCTTCCAGATGGTGGGCGGCGTGTTCCTCGCGCAGCTCGTCCAGGGGTTGGCCGTCGTAGTGGCGGGCGAGGACATCGGCGATCCGGCGCCGGTCGTCGGTGGTCATGGCGGGTCTCCGGAAGGGGTCAGAGGTACAGGAAGGTCGCGGGGTGGGCGCCGGGCACGTCCGCGGCGCAGGGCACGGTCCACGGCCCGTCCGGGCGGTGGTCGAAGCGGACCCAGCCGGTGACCAGGTCCGGGGCGTCGCCGAGGTCGTGGGCGAACACGCCGGCGGTGAGGGAGCGGTGGAGCTGCCGGATGGCGGCCACCGCGCGGCCGGTGTCGTGGGTGAGGGCGATGTAGCCGTCCTCGGTGTCGACGATCCCGACGCCGCAGACGGTGTCGGCGACCGGCCAGCACGGCTCGGGCGCGGGCTCCAGGGCCTGGGAGGTGGCAAGTTCGCGGGGGACGGTCAGCAGCAGGGCGGTGCCGCGGTACATGGTGCAGCCGTCCACGGTGACCCAGCCCTGGCCGCGGCGGGCGGCGCGGAGGTGGCCGTTGTGGGCGCACAGCTCGCAGTGGGCGGGGTTCCAGGGGCGGGCGCCGTGCCGCTGTGGGCGCGGGGGGTTGGAGAAGTAGGACACCCACTGGGCGCGGTCGAGGGGGTTCAGGAGGGTGTCGTAGTGGGGCTGGATGGTGCCGAGGACGGTGTCGCCGGGGCGGATGTGGGCGGCTTGGGTGATGCGGATGGTGGTGGGGTCGAAGCTGTCGGCGGGGGGTGCGGTGACGGTGATGCCGGTGGTGGGGCCGGTGGGGATGTGGGTGATGGGGGCTTGGACGATGACGCGGTGGAGGGTCACGGGCTGGGGCATGGCGGGCTCCCTGGCTGGCGGGTTCCTTTGATGGTGGCCGGGCGGCGGGGGGTCGTTGCCCCGGCTCGGGGGCTCGGGACGGGGTGGCCCCGCCCGGCAGGGGGAGGGCCGGGCGGGGCCTGGGGAGTGGGTCAGGCGCGAGACGTGCGCTGGACCTCGCGGATCATTCGCACGAACTTGCGGGGCCGGTCCTCGAAGGAGGTGGCGATGGTGACGCAGGGGGAGTTGGTCCACACACGGACCACGACACCGGTCAGCGTGTTCCCGCGGCCGTCGTCGAACTCGACCTCCTGGTCGATCTGGAGGGGCTGCGGCTGAGTGGCGGTGGTCCCGGTCATGGTGTCCTCCTGGTGTTCCGTTGCCGGTTCGGCTCGTCCACCATAGACCTGTTAGTAGTGCGTACGCAATACCAACGGGGGGTGTTCTCGCGGGCCGGCCCCCGACCGGCACCACCGACTCCGCCGCGCCGAACCGGTCCTCCACCGCGTGTTCCTGCCGTACCGTGACCCCCAGCCAGGGCCCGGGGGAGGGCCACACCACGACAGGGGCAGGGGAAACGGCATGCACACACGCACACGGGCACACACACGGGCCGGCACACGGACGACGGCCGCGGTCCTGGTCGGGCTCCTCGCCCTCACCGCCTGCGGCGCCGACGGCGGCGGGCCGGACCGGGCCGGGACGGCGTCGCAGACCCCGGCCGCCTCGCCCACCCCCGAACCCGATGCCACCGGCGCGGGCGGCATCGCCGCCACCTGGGCCCCCCGCCTCCAGGCCCTCGCCGACGACAGCGACGCCGTCGCCGACTGCCAACAGCCCTCCACCCCCGCCTGCGCCACCGCGATCGACGAGGTCATGGACGTCATCGACGGCCTCGCGGCGGCGATCGACGACACGGGCGCGGTCGCCGCCTACCCGACCACGCTGCAACGCGTCGGCAAGGCCCAGTCCGCCGCGCGCACCTACCGGAACCAGGACTGCGCGGGCGATCCGGCCGCGGACGTGGACGGGTCGCCGTGTTTCGGGGCGGCGCTGGATGTGGCGATGGCGCCGACGCTGGTGGACCTGGCCCTGGCCACCGACGACCCGGCCGGCACGGTCCCGGAGGACTGATCCCGGGGGGCCGGACACGAGCGTGCCCCCTGCGCCACCGTCACCGCGCAGGGGACACCACGCCGTTCGGGATCAGCCAGCGGCCTGCTCGTGGCACACCTTGTCCGCCGGCAGCCCGTCATCATCCCGCATGTGAGTGGGCTTACCGCAGTGCACGCACGGCTTCTTCACCGGCGACCAGTGACGCGGATGACGCCAGTCGACGACCGGCGCCTTCCTCCCCCGCTCCGTCTGGGAAGCGGGACGCGGGGCGGGCACCACCGGACGCGGTACTCGCTCCTCGGGCCGCAGCAGGGCCTCCGCGTCGGTAACGGCCGGCACCGCCCGGGGCACCGGGATACCCGGCCGAGGGGACGCAGTGGCCGCTGCCGGGGCGGGAAGCGACCGCCGAACGACCGGGAGGGGCGGCGGGGACGGACGGAGGGCTGGAGAGGCCGTGGGTGATTGGGTCGGGGCCGGTCCGCGGTTCTGCTGTTCCCACGGGCGGCAGGTCGGACCGTTGAGGCTGGCGCCGCCAGGCGGCTCCGGTTCCTCTCCCAATCCGTCGCCCGCGTTGTCGTTGCCGGAGCGGCCCTCAAGAAGGTCTAGGTACCGATCTCGGTCATCGGACGGTACCCAGAAGCGGTGCACGCGGGTCTTGAGACGGTACTCCAGGGGCACCACCTCGCCGCCTGCGGTGCCGCGGACCATGTCGTCGAACAGGATGTCCCGCGGCTTGGGCACGGCGTGGAGCTTGCCGCAGCGGCGGTAAACGGCGCTGTCCGGACACGGCAGGTCGGCGGTGACGTCGCAGCGGAAGAAGTCCAGCACCCGGTAGCCGGACACCACACGCAGGTCACCGTTCTTGGCGATGACCTCGGCGGGGAGGCGGTCGGAGCGGGTCCACTGGGTGTCGCGGCGGTCGGCGTAGTCGCGGCGGTCGGTGTGCCAGGCCGGGGTGATGCCGTTCCTGACGGCGCGTTGGGCGCGGGCCCTCACGCTGCGGGGCCCGTCGTGTTCGGCGGTGGAGAGCTGCACCTCCCACCCGACGCGGCGGCCGTCGGCCTCGACCAGGGCGTCGGTGCGGATTCCGCGGGCGGTGACCTCGGTGTCGGCGGTGAAGCCGGCCTCGACGGCGACGCGGACGATGCGTTCCTTGTACGCCTTGTGCTCGTCGGTTTCGGCCGCCTGGTGGCGGGCTTCGTCCTCGGCGCGCTGGTGGACGGCCTCACGGCGGCCGTTGGCGCGTTGCCGCAGGTGCATCCAGGCGATGACGCCCTGGTCTCGGCAGATTCCGGCGCACTGGAGCCCGCGTTTCTCGACGGGGATCCTTCGAGCGGCGAAGATCTTTTGCTCCCGGTAGACGTGCTCCCACAGGTCGGGGATTTCGGGGTGTCCGAGGTCTTCACGCTCGAGCTTGAGTTCCAGACCGAAACCGACGTGCCAGACGGGGTTCGCCAAGACGGTCTCCTTCCACGCGGCAGGCTGGGCAGTGCCGGAGGGTGGAGCAAGCGTCTCGCAAGGGACTGACAGTCCGATAGAGGAAGGCGTGGGACATGGCCGACAGGCGTTCGTTCTTCGGCTGTGTGTGGGGAACCTGGAGGGCCGGCGCCCGGACCTGGTGGAGGCCACGGACACCGGCCACGCCGCGCTGAAGGACTGAGCGCTGGAATAACCCATGGGTCAGATAGCTGGCCGGTTCGGGCCAGCGCCCGGTGCGTGGGCGACGAAGCTCACGATCAGGAGTAGCGCCAAGGCGGCCTCGAGGTCGCCTTGTGTCACGAGGCAGGCGGTGAGGGCGAGAAGGCCGCGGAGGGCTGCGTCTCGGTCAAAGTGGTGGCTGAACTTGGTCATCGGGGGCTCCCGGGGTGGTCGTGGGGTGGATGATGGTCCGCGCCATCCCGGGAGCCCCCTGCGGGCAGGGTTGGTGTGCATGGCGGTCGGCCCGGATTTCCCTGCTACGGTGCCGGGCCGGCCGTCACACCAGACGTTACCCCTTTCGTAGTGCGTGCGCAATACGAACAGGTCTCAGGTTCGGGACCTCACGCCCGCGCGTCTCCTCCCGATACAACCCACGGCAGGGTCAGGGTCGGGTTCCCGATGCCTGCCGGGCGTTGCCTGTACTCAACGAGTCAGGACGACAGTTCCTGGCGGATCAGCGCGACCAGATGCGCCGGATGCGCGGTCTCCTCGCTCGCCTCGAGTTCCAACCACTTGGAGAAGACGGTTCCGCCGTCGGCGGTTGGCCTGCCGTCCCTCTCCCGGGTCAGGGACCAGCACGAGTCGCCGCGGTGGAAGTTCCACTCCTCACCGGCGTGAGTGAAGTCGATGTCGCAGCCGCAGCCGAACCCGTCGCCATCGCCGACGTACCCCGGCTCGTGCCGCTGGTTCAGCCTGGCATCGCCGCCCAGCAGCTCGGCCACCGCGGCGATCGTCTGGTGCACGTCGGCTGGCAGCGGTGCCTTGGCCGGCGCTGTCCGGAGCGCCGTGGTGACCTCTTGGGCGTACTGGCCCACCGTGGCGGACAGTTCGAAGGCAGCCTTCTCGAGCAGGCTCAGGGCGCTGGTGATGTTCGCCGGCCCGTGGTCGGCGGGGGCGGGGAGGTCGACGTCGCCGCGTTCGGCCATGGCTCGGATGACGATCCTCAGATGACGCATGGCCACCGCTGCGGATTCGACCTGGGCGAAGGCGGCGGATGCCACGACGGCGGCCTGCTGGGGCGTGTAGAGGGCCCAGTCGTCGCTCAGGGCATCGATGAGGGCTTCGGTTGCCTCGACGCCGACGCAGGCGACTCCGAGGGTGTCGTTGGGCTCGCCGAGTCCGAAGTCCACGGCCGACCGTAGTTCGCCGGCGAAGTCTTGGGTGTATTCGGCGTCGGCGGCCTCGCGCCAAGTCGCACGCCAGCTCTCGGGGTTCTCAGGGTTCGTCATGCGGGGTGTTCCTTTCGGTGAAGTGGTACGGGGCGGCCCGCCGACCGTGACTGGTGGGCCGCCCTAGTGGATCAGAACGGGGCGTTGATGCAGTACGCCTCGACCTGCTCCGGAGTGCCGTATCGGGCGGCGTACTGGGCGCGGAGCCGCGCCGTCTCGAGGTCCGCCCCGTTCTCCTCGGGCTCCGGCCCGGGCACCGTGGGGGCGGCTCCCAAGACCGCGGCCAGTACCGCCGAGGCCTCCCGGCACGCGCCGCACATCGACTCGTCACCGCTGCGGATGAGCGGGTTGCCGCAGGCGCATTCCCGGTAGCCCCGGCCGCCCTTGCTGGAACGCTCCGCCCGGCTGGTGTCGTCGGCCCCCTGGCGGCGCTCCGCCTTCCGGGCCGCGATCCGCTCCGGGCACACCGGGCACTCCGCGCCAGTGTCCACGTCCACGCCGTCCTCACACCGCGGATTCGCGCACCCGTACCGGTCCGACGCCTTCAACGGCCGCACCATCGCGATCGCGGCGCCCACCGGGTTGGTCAGTTCCCCGGCGTGGAACTTCGCCGCGTAGCCGTGGTGGTCCCACCGCCGCTGGATCCGGGCCCCGAGCTGTCCCACAGTCCGGTCGGCGCCGGGCACGTCGCCGGCGAGGGCGTCCAGGATCGCCTGCGTCAGGGCCGGCACCAGGCGGATGCGCAGTTCGGGCGGGTAGAACGCGCACACCTTGCGGGCGGTGTCCAACTGCTGCTTGGTGTGCGGTGCCTTCCGACCGGCCTGCGACTGGTCGTCGTGCTGGGTGGGGGAGGGCTGGTTCTTGCTGGACGCGGCGCAGCCGCCTTCACGCGCGCGCACGCTACTACCTGTAGATGAGGGCCTACGGCCGTCCACGCCGCTACGCGGCGAAGCCGCCTCCCCAACCTGTTCCGTACCAACTGTAGGTACCAGAGGGAGGTCGGGTTCTTCCAGCTCAGGGGCCGGGTCCGGGTCGGATTTACGACCCCGCGGGTCGGAATTCCACCCCGGCGGGGTGGAATTCCGACCCGCGCCCTCCTCAGCACCCTCTCCCGGGTCGGAATTCCGACCCGCCTCGGCCTCCTCCACCCTCTGGGTGATGGCCGCCAGCTTCGCCTCCGTATTCCGCCACCCCGTGTAGCCCTCCGCAGGCATGTCGTTGATCCGCAACCGGATCGGCTTCCGCGCCGCACTCGCCCGCGACGAGGTCTTCACCGGACCGCCCTCCGGCGTCGACACCAGCCCCACCGCCGACAGACCGGCCAGGATGTCCCGCACCCGCGTCAGGCTGCTGGGCTTCCCCTTCGGCCCCGGAATCAGCTCGCACAGCACGGCCAGCGTCAGCTTCCGGACCGGGTTCTTGTACTTCTCGATGACCAGCGAGCGCAGGATGTTGTAGCCGCGCACGTCGCTGTCCTTCAGCGCCGGGCACAGCGCGATCCAGTCGTAGACCCGGGTGGTGTACCAGCCGCCGTCCTCGGGGCCGTACAGCTCGACGGGGGTCTCCCCCTCGGGCCCGTACTGGAGCCCGCCGGCCGTCATGAGGACACCCCCACCGTGTCGGCCATCACACGGATGACCGAGGGGGTACTGGTGAAGCTCGTTGCTGCTCGGGGTACAGTCAAGGCCGAAGACCTACTTTCAACAGGTGGACGTCTTCTCCGGCGAGGTGACCTCTCGCCGCGTTGCTGTGACTGGCCGGTGGGGTGCAGACCCACCGGCCTTTCGCATGTCGGGCTGCCGCGCGAGCGCGACCTCGAGCCCGTTAACCGCCTCACGATGCGTCCTCGGGCTTGCCGTAGTAGGCCCGGAAGAAGTCAACGAACGGCTCTGTGGCCATCACCGTGGCGTTGGACAGCGACCAGTACGGGTGCTCCCGCCCCGGGCCGAACGGCCACTTCGGATGGGTGGCGGCGATGTGTCTGATGCCCTGATGGGTGATGTGGTCGACGATTCCCAGGTCAACAAGGAGTTGGGCGCCGCTTTTGAAGGTGACGGCGGGAGGAAGCTGTTCCGGGGTCTTCACCGCGGATCACCGGTCCTTGGTGCACCCGGCTGCGCGCTGGTGAGTCTCACTAGTAGGCTCAAGGCGAACCTCTCTTACTGGGGTGGTTCATTGCTGCCAGCCGGAAACGCTGCGAATAACGGCTGGTGGTGCCCAGACGGTCGGCCGGTCGCTACACCGGTCGGCCGTCGTGCGTGCAGAGCACGCTCCACGGCTACGTCACGTCCCTCTCCTCCCGCGGCCAGGCCGCCGACTCATCCCGCTGCACCGCATACGACACAGCGAACTGCGCGGACCCCATCCTGGTTTCGTTGACCTCGACAGGGATCTCCTCCCCATCACGATGGATCACCGACAAGCGCGTCACGACCAAAACCGGGACATCAGACGAGATGCCCAGCGCCTTCTGCTCCGCGGCGTCCGGCCGGCGGGCTGAGATGGTCTCCCGCCAGTGCAGCGGCGCGTTGAAGTGGTGTTCGGCCACGTCGTAGATGCCGCACTTGTCAGGGGCTCCCGGCCGTTCGGCCCGTAGCTCTGGGATCTCCACGGTCAGTGGCAGCGGGATGTAGCTGGTCGCCACCTGGAGTGCCTTCTTGGCGCCTGGGGGTCCCATGAGCCTGTTCCGGGTGAACGCCTCCTCGCCGTGCGGGATGCCCAGCATGTCGGCGACGTGAGTCGGCGGTGTGGCGAGACCCCGGGTGGGCGGCTCGACTGGGCGCCACTCCTTGGCGTTCTGGTCGAAGAAGTATCCGAGGTGGTCCCGGTAGACGGTCCGGTCCCGGACCACCATCACTTCCTTCGGGCGCTCCCGCACCACCGCCGGATGCTTCCTGATCAACGTCAGGTAGCCCTCTGCGGCGAGCTGCCGCAGAGCCTTGTAGACGGTGCCGCGGTGGGCGTTGTGCTGCTGCGCGAGGGCCTCCCCGGATGGCAGGGAGGACCCCGGCGGATACTCGCCCGCCTCAATCGCGGTGCGGATCGCGTCCGCCACGCGATCGGTCGTCCCTGTCATCCGTCCTCCTTGTGATCGGTGAACACTTTCCGGTCCGTTCCTCTCTGTAGACTACCGCACCACGGTAGACGGTGCTACTGTTCTCCTTGTCCGAGCAAAACGGCCCCGGGCGGCGGTGTTGCTGCACCAAATGCCCGGGGCCTCGGACCCACTGACTGCCTGACTGCACCAGGAAGAAGGGGTCCTCATGGAGGATCGTATGCCTGCTACGCCCCGTAGCGCACGCCAGGAGCGCGTAGCGCGTGTCACCACTACCGGCAGCGTCCAGACGGCCACCACGCGCCACCAGCGCGCCGCCGACACCCGCGCCGAACGGTCCGCGGCCCGGCGGCGCCGGCTCCTAGGAGAGGGGACCGTCCGATGACCACCGACGGACAGGTCCCCGGCTGGCTCGCCGACGCCGTCGACGAGGTCACCCAGCAGCGCATCGACTCCGCCCAGCAGGCCGCCGCCGACGCCGAGGAAGCCCGCCGGCTGGCCGAGCAGCAGCAGAACGGGAACCAGCGGTGACCGCCCGCCCCGCCGCTCCGGCTGCGGCGGCGGTCCGGTCCGCCGAGGACATCGCCGACCAAGCCGCCGACCTCCGCGGCATCCACCCCGGCATCGACGCCATCTGCGACGGCGCCCTCCTCCTCGCCACCGACCCGAACCTCGACCTCGACCGCACCCAGACCCTCCTCGCCTGCCTCGGCGGCATGGGCCACGGCGACCCGGACGTGATCGGCCTGCTCACCGCCCTGGTGCGGCACCTGGGCGACCCGGCCACCAACCCATGCCTCGCCGAACTCCCCCCGGAGCGGGCCGCGGAGATGACCGGGCTGGTCGGGAAGTTCGCCGCCGACGTGGAGGACTGCACGCCCCGGCATCACCTCGCCGAGGCCGCCGCCGTCATCGACGAATCCTGACCACCCTCCCCCGGGCGGGGCCCGGCCGGACGCCGACAACGGGCCGGGCCCCGCCCCCTCCGACCTCCCGAAAGGACCCGACCACCGTGACCTCGACCCCCGACCCCGGCCCCGAGCTGATCGCCGCCATCGAGGCCATCAACACCGGCCACCAGCTCGACCCCGCGCTCGCCGAGATCGCCGCCGCCGACTACCAGCCCGGCGCGCTCCTGACGCTCGCCCAGATCCGCAGCCTCGACTCCACCACCCCCGACGCGGCCTGACGGCTGCCTGTCCTCGCCCGTCGTGACCGGGCGGGGGCGGGGAGCCGGACAGACCGCCCGGACCAGAGACCGAGAGGAATCCCCATGACCACGAGCACCATCACCGCTGAGACCGCCTGGCCGGAGGGCGTCATCGCCCGCTACCTCACCGTTGCCGGTTCCGCGCTCGGCCGCGAGGACCTCGCCGTCGACGTCGAGACCCTGGCCACCGTCGATGACGGCGACCCCTACGCCACCCGCGCCACCTGCCGCGGCTGCACGGCGTGGAAGGACGAGGACTACGTCCTGTACCGCAACTACCGGGATGAGGCGGCTCGGGCGAGGGCCGCCGAGGACGCTGCCCGCGGGTGGGCGCAGGCGCACGCCGAGACCTGCCGCGCCATCCCCCGCCCCATCGCCTGACGGCTGCCTGTCCGGTCCGTGCCACCACCGGCGGGCCGGGCGGGAGCCGGGCAGACCACCGGACCACCACCGAGACGAGAGGAACCCGAAATGACCACCCACCACCCCGGCCGCGACTACAGCAACTACACCGCCGACGACCTCAAGACCGCCGCCCAGCGCATCTCCACCGACCTCGCCCGCGGCGCCTCCATGGCCAACCTCCGCCCCGAAGGCGTCCAGGAGCAGCAGGACCTGCGGACCTGGATGCTCCGCGAGGCCCAGCGCCGGAGCTGACGGCTGCCCGATCCGCCGGTCCCGCACCGGCGGTGAGGAGAACCGCCAGCACCACCCCGACCCGCACCAACCAGCCAGGAAGGACCCGACAGCGATGACCGCCACCGACTTCGCCGCTACCCACGGCGACCCCGCCACCTGGACCCCCAACGACTACGAGGCCCAGCAGAACCTCGCCGCCTGCGACCACCACGACATCCGTCTCGCCGTCGCGGCCAACGACCTCACCCTCCGCATGCTCCTCACCGACCGCACCCCCAACACGATCCGCCCCGCCGCCTGACCGGAGACCCCATGTCCCTGCTGAACCTCTTCACCCGCCCCACCAAGACCAAGGAGACCCCCATGCCGCAGAACGCCGAGACGACCGAGACCGCCTGGCCGGAGGGCGTCACCGACCGCTACGTCACCTTCTACGGCGCCACCTTCGGACAGCCCGACATCACCACCAACGTGGCGCGGATGCACAGCGACCTGGACGACTTCAAGGTCGAGTGCCACTGCGGCCACCGCAACACCTACCTGGTCCACGACCGGGCCAAGGCCCTCGCCCAGAGCCACGCCGAGACCTGCCGGGCCCTGCCCCGCCCCACCACCCACTGACCCCGGCCAGCTCTGTACCACCGATTCCAGGAAGGCACCGATCCCGATGACCACCGCCCCGGCCGCACCGGCCCAGGACACCCCCCACGGGGAGCCCCAGCACCAGGCCGGGGCCACCCCCACCCCCACCGAGCCCATCACCCTCAACCGCTGGCAGACCGCCATCATCATCGCCGTCGCCACCGGCGCCGTCGGCATCGCCGCCCTCGGCTTCATCGGCTCCTACCAGGCCGTCGCCAACCTCGCCGCGGCCAAGGGATTCGGCGGCTTCGCCCGCTGGTTCCCCATCGCCGTCGACCTCGGCATCGCCGTCTTCCTCGCCCTCGACCTCGTCCTCACCCGGCTGCGCATGCCCTACCCGCTCCTGCGGTACGGGGCCTGGCTCATGACCGGCGCCACCATCAGCTTCAACGCCGCCGTCGCCTGGCGCCCCGCCGGCCGTGCCGCCTCCGACGGGCCGGACTACCTCGGCGCCGCCATGCACGCCGTCATCCCCGTCCTGTTCGTCGTCGCCGTCGAGGCCGCCCGCCACGCGGTCGGCCGCATCGCGAACATCACCGCCGACCGGCACATCGAATCCCCGCCCCTGTCCCGCTGGATCCTCGCCCCCGCCTCCACCTTCGCCCTCTACCGGTGGATGCGCGTCTGCGGCATCCGCGCCTACGACACCGCCCTGGCCATGCAGCGCGACATCGACCTCTACATCGCCGAGCTGAAGAACGAGCACGGCCGCTGGTCCTGGCGCCGCAACGCCGACGCCGACCAGCTCCTGGTCCTGCGCTTCGCCCGCAAGGGCATCCCCCTGGACGAGGCCCGCGACCTGCCCGAGCAGCACCGCGCCGCCCGCGAGGCCGCCGAGCACGCCACCCAGCTCGCCCGCGAGGAAGCCGAGGAGAAGCGCCGCCAGGAGCGGGAGGAGGCCGAGCGTCAGCGCCGCGAGGCCGCCGAGCAGGAGCGACGCGACCGCGAGGAAGCCGAACGGCAGCGCCGCCTCGCCGAGGAGAACGAGAAGACCGAGAAGGCACGGCAGGAGGCCGAACGCCAGCGGATCGCCACCGAGGAGGAGGCCCGCCGGCGGCGCCTGGAAGCCGAGACCGCCGCCGCCGAGGCCGCCGCCCAGGAGAAGGCCCGCATCGAGATCGAGACCGCGCGCCGGATCGCCGATGCCAAGGCCGCCGCCGCCGAGGCCGTCGCCGAGGCCGAGAAACGCGCCGCCGAAGCGAAGACCGAGGCCGAGCGCCAGGCCGCCCAGGCCGCCATCGACGCCGCCCGCGCCCAGGCGAACGCCGTCGCCCAGATCGAGACCGCCCGCGCCGAGGACGCCATCAAGCGGCTGGAAGCCGACCGCAAGGAACGCGAGCGGCAGGCCGCCGACGACGAGCGCCGCCGGACCGAGGTGCGCAACGCCCTCGCGAACTCCGGAACCAAGACCACCGGAACCCCGAACCGGGCGAACCCCGAACCGGGCGAACCGCGAACCGCGAACCAGCAGCCGAACCCGAACCGCGAACCGGCAGCCGAACCCCGAACCGGTTCCGGAACCGCGAACCCGCGAACCACCGAACCCCGGCGAACCGCGAACCCCGAACCGCGAACCTCCTCCCGAACCGGAACCGCGAACCAGGCGAACCCCGCGAACCTCTCCGACCGGGCCGCCATCAAGCAGAACCAGATCGAGCAAGTCCTCAAGCTCATCGACGACCTCGGCTACGACGCCACCACCCTCGGCGTGGTCATGGAGCGCACCGGCATGGCCAAGACCACCGCCTACCAGCGCCTCACCGACGCCCGCGCGATCTGGAACCAGCGCAACGCCGCCTGAACCCCGAACCCGCCGAACCCCTGGAGAACCCGAACCATGAACCAGCCCACCCGAACCCGAACCGCCCCCGCCGAGGTTCGCGAACCTTCCGCCCGGCCCGCGCCGGCGCCGGTTCGCG